CAGCAACAGCGTCCTCCTCAGCAAACAACTCGATTAGAGGAACCTCCTCAGCAACAGCGTCCTCCTCAGCAAACAACTCGATTAGAGGAACCTCCTCAGCAACAGCGTCCTCCTCAGCAAACAACTCGATTAGAGGAACCTCCTCAGCAACAGCGTCCTCCTCAGCAAACAACTCGATTAGAGGAACCTCCTCAGCAACAGCGTCCTCCTCAGCAAACAACTCGATTAGAGGAACCTCCTCAGCAACAGCGTCCTCCTCAGCAAACAACTCCATTCGAAGAGTTACTTAATAAGCGTAGTCAAATACCCGAGATGGATATTTTCAACGGATCGACTGCTAAAACAACAGCTGTATCGTCTATAGAAATTTTAGATGATGATGATGTAGAGTCTGTAGATGATATAGATATGGAATTAGAGAAGGAGTTAGCTGATTTGGCTTAAGAATATGTTAATATTTATATAAATGAGAGACGATATAAATAGAGAAAAATGGCATGAAGCATATATAGAAGAATTAAAGGAGATGTATTACAATACCATAATAACTATTCGACTAGTTTATCCAAACATTGTCATAAATGAAAAGGAAGCATTTCACAATTTTTCAAGACTTATATTTCACTGTTCGTCAAAAAGAATATCGGAATACACCAAGGCTAAGATATTAAAAGAGGTATGGGACGAATCGCTCCCAGAAGAATATGTTTCGGAGTTCTGATGACTTTCCGACCAGGAATACTTGAGTATAGGTATCGTGGTCTGTTATTTTTAAATATATATTTAAAAATAAATCATTTCAATAGACCCTTCATAAGAAGGATAAATAAAAGAATAATTACAGATGCTAATAAAACACATATTTTTTTCCATTTATCGTCATCAGTTGCATTGTTGTAATTTTCTCGGTAACTGGGTTTGTACACGTGATCATGTTGATGGGATTGGTGATCGTTTCTGGAGTGGTGATTAGAGTGATCGTGTTGATGGGAGTGGTGATTAGAGTGATCTTGTTGATGGGATTGGTGATCGTTTCTGGAGTGGTGATTAGAGTGATCTTGTTGATGTGATTGGTGATCGTTTCTGGAGTGGTGATTAGAGTGATCGTGTTGATGGGATTGGTGATCGTTTCTGGAGTGGTGATTAGAGTGATCGTGTTGATGGGAGTGGTGATCGTTTCTGGAGTGGTGATTAGAGTGATCTTGTTGATGGGATTGGTAATCGTTTCCACGTGTATATATACTAGAGCATACGGGGCATGATTTAATATGTTCTAATATATCAATACAACTCAATTGTTGTTTGTCGGGTATAGAATCTGGTTCGTATGGCTCGTTTTTAATTACGGTAATATTAGGTAACTCACCAAGAATTAAATTATTTAATTTAGTGACATGTCGTGCGACCATTTTATTATACCTATTTTTTTATAAAAAAAATATATCGTCTAATTCGGTGTGTTTATTATGAAACACTGAATCATATGCCTGTACAACAAACTGATTCTTCTGTCGTGATATTATATTATTCAGTATATCTTCAAAATCAGAACCATTCGCGACACACGTGTCGTCTGTCACGTGTGCTGTTTCATGTCTAAATACAATCTTGACACCCAAATCGATGAGTTGTTTATAGTTATTAGTTTTTTTAATAGATTTAAATTGTTCATAATTTCCATTCAATGTGACCCGTATTTTATCTGTTGTGTTTGGTGGTACAAAATTGTCTATATCTTCAACATCCATATATACTATCTTTTTAACAGGAAGATCTAACCGAATCTCGGTTGTTTTGTATCCAGTTTTGTCAATTACAAACATACATACTATATTACCATCGCTTTCTCCAAATGCGTGCTGCATTGGAGTCCCTGGATAAAATATATTTGGTTGCGGTGATTGCTTAGAATGAATATGACCCGATATAACATCCGGGTAATTTAAAGGCCAATTATCACCGATGGTCGATACAATAGCTCCCATTTTACATCCGCTGAATTCCTGATGCGCAAATATACAGTTGCTTTCAATCCACCCACCCACCGTATCGAGTGCTTCTATGAATCTACCGGGGTAAACATATGGCGTAAATACAACATTTATCCCTTTTATCACATCGTTGATCACTTTATCAACTATCACAACATTATCCCATTCCTTAAACGAATTCATCCAGTGGTTATTGGTTAGGAACTGAGAGTTTGATATATAATCATGGTTTCCAACAAGAACATATGTTTTTGTTATATTACGTAATCGTTTAATAAGTTCATATGCTTTATTTAAGACAGTTGTGTGAATACGTTCGTGAGTATGTAAAATATCACCTGCTATAACTATAATATCAGGGTTTTCGTCTTTAGCTATTTGAGTTACTTGTTCTAATAACAGCTCTACTTCTGGTAGATTATTAATTTGAAAATGAGGGTCTCCTATATAAAATACTTTTAATGACATTACTGGTTCTATAATAATTAATTATTATAGACAACAAAAAACACTTTTAATTTAATAACACTTACTCTATATATATTTACTGGCTGATTATACAGCCGTCAGGGTCTCTATATCCATTGGGGCCTAATGGGTCTGGGCCTCCTCCTTTGCTACATGCGCATGACGAGGGGGGTATAAAATCCTCTTGATCATTTGGTTCAAAGACGGAGGTGGTTGTTCCGCTAAGATATCCCATATAACATTTTTAGTGACCATTCGCGTAGTTCGATCTTGGTGGAACCAAGCATGCGCAGTCTTGATTATATTATATTCAGCATGTGGAACAACCACGTGATTTTTATTTATGAATCGATCGATGTAAGCAGTATGTATGTTAATTGTAACTTGTGTCAATGCATCTTCGTACTTTTCAAATTCGGGTACGAATTCGGGATATAGTTTCATGAGCATATCTCTATCCAATGGCTTCGATCTGAGTTGCAAATACCGAAACTTAATAGATGATTGATTTCCTCTGATGTTAAACAGACGCGTGTATTCAGAATTGGTTATCTTGAACTGACTATTCCCTGGTGCAAAAGCAATCAAGCCAGGACTGGCCGTTACATCACTCGTGGACACATGATTATACATATCATCTATAGTCGTTATAGTAATCTCTCGTGGCTTGGTAATCGGTATAGTATCATCATCCAACACAAGAACTCCGTCAATAAATGTACCCACGTGATAAACCGTCGGGTTTTCAGGTGCAGAGCACACAATTCTGTTGTCCTTTGTATTTCGGACAAGGAACATATACTGTCTCGAGGTATCGAGCTTTTCCTTTAGGAGGTCTAGAGGATTTCCGGACTCACCTAATTGTTCTTTAAGGGCGTTCTTAAACGACGTCCCATGGGATTCATTACCACCCCACTTACTAGTAAATGCATTTAACTTTCTATGAGTAGTCACGAACCATTTTCCCGAGTAATAAAACATACGAATCAATACACCTTCATGTGCCTCGAAAAAACGACATTTAATAACCCCTTTGTTAATAATGTCGACATCATCATCCATTGACATGTTGTCGCCCGCCAACTTCTTGAATTCAGCCAGAACGGTTACGTCGTCTGCTGAATAGTCAGGGACATGGGAAAACGCACTCATTACCGTGGTAGACTTGTCAAACACGATTCCTCGACACGCGTTAATCATATCCTTATTATCCTCGTACTCTTTGTTAATTTCCGGGTTGTTAACATAACAAAAGTTAACAAGCCCCGTATCTGTATCTGTATCTGTAGCCCTAATAAAAGGAGTAAGGGAATTAATAAGATCCCGCGTGATACATTTTTGTATATTCTCAGTGATTTCAGCAGTCATGATTTGATTTTACTATCCCAAATAATATAAGAATATCATTTTTATATTTTATATATAAAAGACATGAATCATTCTTATATTATTATAATAAGTATATTTGTCACTGTTATTATCATGGTGTATATCAATATGAAATATAAAGGTATTAATTTACAATCTACTTCTTGTGGACATAAAGAACCTACATGTAGTACGATGTTCGACCTTGAAAATACAGGTCTTCCTGAACATACAGCATTATGTGTAAACCAAACAAAATGTTCGCACGTTAAACCTAAAGAACTTGACATCGACTTTGATGGATCGACTTTCGAATTGCAATTTAGAGTTCCGAAAATAGGATGTACTGAATTAGGTGACATGGAAATATGTTGTACTGGTGATTTACTACAATGTTTTGCTGCACAGATTGCATTGAAAGATTTTCGTATATCAACTGGATACAGTATACCTTTTAATTCAAAAATTTGCAGTCTACTTCCGTCGTGTTTTATAGAGAATGATTCGACACCGTATCTGTTATTTCCGATTCCTGATTTTTCAATCAAGGTGTACAATGATAGTTCTCTTGTTGACCCGGGATTTAAACACGATAAATTGAACAAAAATATAGCGACCGCATTTGGTACTCTAGGCGCAATGCCTATGTCTATGCGTCAAGCATCTGTTTATATAATCAAACTCCCTAAATATGTTGATATTGTATACTTCAGTATAATGCCGTATTTGTTTCAGGTTGGAAGTGATGTATTCATTGATAAGTTTGAAGAAGATCTATCATTTGCAAGTATGACTGATTCGTTCAATCTCCATAACCTTGAAAACATGAAAGTCAAAGGTGACAAGATAGATATGTGGATGAACAATGGTGGAGATCTGACGGTGATATTTATTGCAAGTCATAACAAGAAGATGACTGAAAATATATATGCCAAATTGAAGGTTGCGATTGATCAAATCGATGGGACACCGTTAGGTGATATTTCTGATATACCAATCATCAATATACCTCTTCCTGCCGGGTCTTCGTATGGAAACGTCGTCGACCCATTGGGACGAGATATGTTAAAGGAAACAAGGACAAATAAAAACGTCGTCGATAAAACACCGTTATATAATTGGGAAACTGATACTATAGGTATCGTTGGACGAATTGCTTCTAAAACGGGGAGGCAAGGCGAGTTAGACGAATGGTTAGACGACTTGGCTGATCAAAAACGCATCGTTGTGTTGGGTCTTGAGGATGATACACCCGAATGGAACCAGGACGATAATTATGAAGCATTCGAATTACATCATCAAAACGGGCGATTTAATAATGATGGATTATGGGAGGGTGGTTTCGTTATAGATAACGTTAATTTCAATGAGGATAGCTGGAAGATTCAAAAACCTTACGATACAGGACATTTAAATTTGGCACAACTTGGAAGTAAAGCGTCAGATATCGCAACTCAGATGAAAGAATTCGGGTACGATCAATACATAGACATTCCAATTAATTCACATCCATCCCCCTTTCCAAATTATAATAGATTTGTTTCTAGTAAAGGTTACGATAATTCCAAATTAACATGGTCGCAATCCGGTTTAGATATGATACAATATAATGTTTCTGCGTACGGAGACTGTAGAGATACTGAGTATCCAACGAGTGATACGTTTTGCTTAGGGAAGTATGATGTGGTTGTTATATTATCGAACAATTTCGCCTTTGTTAATAATGATATTTTATACAACAACTTGAATGTATATGATTCAGAGTCACAAACATCACTTGCATCGTATAGAGGGGACGAAGACGAAGCCAAAGACAAAACAGTTTATTCGTTGGCCGTATCGCGTACTGATTTCGGTGGATGTGTTGGTAATTTACCATCTTCGATTAATAATACACAGTTTTTGCCATCTGGGCCCCATATAAACCTAGGAGCTAGTTCAACCACAACATTCTTTGTCCAGTCAAGATGTTATGTACACATACCAACAGGAACATCTAGTATAATGACAATAGATCAGTCTAGATTTATCGTTCGAGTTTTCTCTCCGTGTAAAGGATCAGAAAAGATATACCCGTCAATATGTTATGATTACGAAGATGAAACATGTAGTGAAAATACAAAAACAGCAGACTGTCCTAATGACAGGACTGTTGAATGGGATGATAAAAATACGCGGTCTGATAATATATCTGCTACTATATGCGGCGGCCTTCGCCTCGAAAAGACAACTGAAAAAACGCAATTAATATCAATGCAAGTATTGTTTGGGAGTTTTTTAATTATTGGAATAATGACAATTTTATCTGTCTCTATATACAATAATGAGAAAGACATTCAATCTGTTATACACGGTATAGGTGTCGGTTTCAAACCGTATATCACCCCTTTGTTAGGATGTTTAGTTGTTACGATATTTATAACTATCAAACTGAATTACGTAACAAAAACAACCGCGTATAATTTAAACCAATCAAAAAAACAAAGATGATTTAAAGTAATTACGTAACAAAGACAAATGGTAATAAAAGGAAATCTCGAAATAATAAAAATTCCAAGGGTAGTCCAGCCGGAAGGTAGACCGCAGGTTTTTCCACCCATGCCGAGATTATATCTAGAGTTATTGGAGAATAAGGCAAAAATCAAAAATAATTTGATAAATACGGAATATGTACATAAGGAAACACATAATGAACAACCGGAGCTAGAACCGGTATCCCCAGGTAGTGATATATCGGTTGACGATGCACGGAGCGACGAGGAATTAGAAGAAGTACCAAGCGGTGATGTACGGAGTGATGAGGAATTAGATGATGTACGGAGTGATGAGGAATTAGATGATGTACCAAACGAGGAGAAACCAACACACGAGGAGGTACCAAGCCAGGAGAAACCAACACACGAGGAGGTACCAAGCCAGGAGAAACCAACACACGAGGAGGTACCAAGCCAGGATAAACCAACACACGAGGAGGCACCAACACATGAGGAGGCACCAATCGAGGAGAAACCCTCGTATATCGATCAACAAGATAAATCACCCGATCTGTCTAAAAAATTAATTGACTTACTGGGTGAGGATGATGATGAACCGGTACCATATAAGAAAAACAAATACAGCAAGCATAGGGATCGACGAGGACACAGTATATCGAAAACAAATACAGCACCGTCGTTGGCTGAATTAGCTGCAAATGGTAGTTATGTGCCTAAACAGGTAATGAGAGATATAAATGTCGAAAACGAGGACGAGGACATCAAAAGAGAGTTGTTATTTAAATTCGAGTTGCTTAGAAAATCATATCCGACCGCGACGATTCCAGTGTTTTCCATACATACTGAATATAAAATTATGTCGAATGAATACGACAGCTGTGTACGTAGATTATCGCTTGATTCGTCAGTTGAAAACTATAAACAGTATCTGATATACGGATTCATGGGCCTTGAGTTTGTACTTGGAAAGTTTTTGAAGTTAGATATGGAAGGTTTTACACAACAGCAAATAGTCTCGATGAATTCATACGATAAGTTATTGATCGAACTCGGTGAGAAATCGTATTTACCAGATGGTGCTCAATGGTCAGTAGAGGTGAGATTATTGTTTTTAGTACTCATGAATACAGCATTCTTCGTAGGATCGAAGATGATAATGAAGAAAACAAGTGTAAACTTGATGAATATGATGAATGGTATGAATAATAAAACAAGTGATAAACCGAAGAGGAAGATGAAAGGTCCAGACATCGATCTGGATGATATTTAGTTTACATAAAACCGATTCCAATTATATTTTTTATATATAAAAAATATAATACCATGAACGCACAGATAGTATCAGACGTTCATATTGAATATAAGAATAACGAAATTGTAAATCCTCTCGACTATATCAAACCTTCTTCACCTATTCTGATATTAGCTGGTGACATAGGATCGTTATATAAATACGATCAACTTTACTCTTTCTTAAGAGATATTTCGCTTTATTTTGAACATGTTTTATATGTTCCTGGAAACCACGAGTATTACATACCCCCTGGTTTCGAACCACTTGAATTCGATGCACTTACGACACGACTCGTATCGATCGAGAATTCGATCGATAATCTAAAAATTTTAAACAGACAATGTGTACAGTTAGGCGATACATGTATAATAGGGGCAACACTTTGGACGAAACCGTTATGTGAACTTCCTAAATATATAATTAGGATACATGATATAACAACCGATAAATACACAAATATGTTCAATGTAGATTTAGAATACGTCGAGAGAGCTATTGAATACTGTAAAGAAAAAAAATTAAAGGTGGTATGTGTAACCCATCACCCTCCATCCGAGCAGATTGATACTGGTAAAAGAGATAAATTCAAATCGTTCTATATGTCAGACTTAGATTATTTATTGAAAGATGTTGATACATGGATATGTGGACATGTTCATAATAACTTTGATTTTATCACCGAGCAAGGTTGTAGAATCGTAGGAAACCAAAAAGGGAAACCAAAAGATAAGATCACGGACTATCGAATTGATTTGGTTGTTGAAATATAATAAAATGCTATTTACCGATAGGTATCATGGTTCGTATGAGAGATTCGATTAAAATATAATATAGTTATATTTTAAAGTACCTGAGTTATTGAAAATACAGTTAATGACATATACCTCCTCGCAAACGAAGTACAAGATGTAACGTCGATTCTTTCTGTATGTTATAATCCGACAAAGTTCTTCCGTCTTCTAATTGTTTACCGGCGAAGATCAACCTTTGTTGATCTGGTGGGATTCCTTCCTTATCCTGGATTTTACTTTTTATATTATCGATAGTGTCAGATGGTTCGACATCGAGTGTTATAGTTTTTCCGGTCAGAGTTTTTATAAAGATCTGCATGTTTATTATAAATAAAAAATATGTTAAAAATATTTCAGAATTATAGGTTTTAAACATGGAAAGTATTTTTTTTTAGTTTGTTAAAAAAAAATCTATTCTATGACATAACACTTTTAAATAACAACTCGTTATTTAAAAGTGTTATGTCAATTGTTTCTATAGTTATATAAGTATAATGTCTGACATGTCAACATATGAATATAACTTATTAAATGACCCCATTGGTGTATTCGGTATATCGGATATACCAACAATATTTCAAATCTCACTCGAGTCTAAAGAATGCCCTATTTGTTTTGAATTAATCGATGGTTCGAAGGGATCGGTAACGACATCGTGCGGACATTGTTTCTGTTGTGAATGTTTCGCACAATCGATCGATCGAGGGAATGGAAATTGTGCCATATGTAGACACAAACTTACCCAACCACGTAATACAAACCTAGATATAAACACAATAACTGATAATACATTAACAACTATTATTCATTCGCAAATGGAAGATATCGCGTATGAGACTAATATAATAGTACGTAAGGGGGTCATGGGTCAACAAATAGGACCATGTACGTACGAGGATGATAAATTATCATCTATAATATCACACGAATTGATTAGATCTAATATGATATGGGAGACAGTTGAGTACGCTATATATCTGGCGTTACATAACAGTGGTCATAATTGAACCAGTATTTATCTGACACTGTCGATATTATTAACTATCGCGGCTATCGAATGGTTGTTGAATATAGACTTCCAGTTTACTGTAAATTTATATTCAGTACCGCAATGACCGTAGAAATATGGCTTATTATGAACTAAGAAATTTGGAGATACCGTCATTGGTGTATTAGGTATGACATCAGTTGAATTATGAACCCTGTAAACATCTAAATAAGAATTTGTAACTTCGTTGACAAATGAACAGTTACCAATTCGTGGTCCAGAGAAGCTGTATACGACAACATCATAACCATCATTTTTCAAATCTAGTCCCATCATGGTTGCGATTGCCCCTCCTAGACTATGTCCGACTACATATATAGTACGTTTGTTATTAATCGAGATTGTTTTTATTATATTCAATAGACTATTACATATCTCACTATATAATTTAACAAAACCCTTATGAACCATTATTGATTTATTTTTTTTCATGAACTCGGGAACTGTCTTGTATTTATCTATCACATCATCATACGAAACCTGTGCGAGTTTAAAGTTATTTATCCATTCATATAAATTCCATGTACCTCTGAAAGTAACCCATATAGAATCACTTCCTTCCCATACAACACCGAATACATTCTTATCGTTTAATCTGTTACTGATTTCCCCTTTATCTACCAATCCATATGGTGTTTCATGTATATCCTTTTCAACCCTCGTTATGAGATCCAGGGCTATAAGAACTGAATTCGTGTCGAAATTAGTCGATGTACGAGACAAACATAGAGAATTATCGATTGGATTATCACATGTTTTTAAATCTTTACATTTAATATCGTTATATAATGTGTATTTTATAGGATCCGTTGTAGTAGAAAAAGATATTACCGATAATAAACCAATTAAAGTAAAAACGAAAATAAAAATATACGTAATTATTCGAGCAATGATCATTTTTATTATTAATTATTAATTTCTAAATTAATAATAAAAAATGATAGACGCTCTATTTGTAACAAATCTTATGAATACAAAATATGTTAAAACTACCACGTCGGGTGATGATTCAGATGAAATGCCAAGCATAGCTGTTGCGATCATTTTATTATTATATCTTATATTAATTTTCTGGTCTATTACTAGGGCGTTGAAATGTTCACAATCAACCCCTGATTCAAGAGCTATTCACATTCTATTTTGTTTTATGTCTCCGATGTTGTATTTATTTTCATCATATCTTGTTCCGGGGTTTTGTCCAGTGTAAAAATGATTTTGTTTTTAATTTAGTTAAATTAAAAACAAAATGTCAGATTCTAGCGATAACGAAATATTTGTACCTGTAAAGCAATCATGGAAAAGAAAAAGGATAGACTCAGAAGATTACACCAGCGACGATAATAAACATAAATACGTCATGTCTTTCTGTGTTATGTGTTCGTCTAATAAAAACCTCGATATACATGAAATGATTGAATTATTTGTAAAAACCGAACGCGATAATAATTCATCTAAATGGCTTGAAACCGAGGTGAAGCGTATAGTAGCATCTGCTAGAAACCCGGAAGCAATCCGGGTTTCTAAAGTATGTAGCGAATTGCGTACTTTAATAGAAGTAGTTGAGGATGATGATGATGAGGAGGAGGTTGAGGATGAGGATGATGATGATGAGGAGGAGGTTGAGGATGAGGATGATGATGATGATGATGATGATGATGATGAGGATGAGGATGAGGATGAGGGATTCATACTTGACGATCCAAATAGTCTTTTTCTACAACTCCTTATGTCAGCAGTTAATAAAGACAATGCTGATACCAATGTAGATGTAGATGTAGAGCATGCACCTGGTAGAAACAATAAGAAATTCAAACATCTCATAAACAGCTTGAACAACACAACCGAAAATGAAACACATACTATGAAATTTTTCGATAATTTAGGGGATGACAAACAGAAATATTATATTGGTTTATTAGATGATATGAAAACACGAACACAGACAACTGACGATATACCATATCTTATGCGGTTGATGGATGTTAATATAGACGATGTAACAAAACAGACAATCATTGATCATATATCCGTATTCAACAAGATGAGTCCCCAAACGAGTGAATATGGTAAAAAACGAAACTTGATCAAAGCTATTCAGACTCTCCCGTTTGGTAAAATGGCGAAAACCCCCGCGTCGTTAGACAATGCAATGGTTAGTAATATTGCTGCTAATAAATACTTAACCGATGTTAAGATAAGTATGGATAAGGTAATTTACGGCCATTCAGAAACAAAAAACCAAACACTTCGTCTAATCGCATCGATGATTAGTAATGGTTCTGCGAAGGGTGGGAACTGTTTCGCATTGTCTGGTCCACCGGGAGTTGGAAAAACAGAAATAACGCAAGAAATAGCTAAAGCTCTAGGGAGACCATGTGTAAAGATAAATCTAGGAGGTTCGTCAAACGGTGATGATTTAGTAGGTCATGGATACACATATGAGGGTTCCACGTATGGTTTAATTGCTAGGGCCATGATGGACGCTCGATGTGAGAACCCTGTTATTATAATGGATGAACTAGATAAGATAAGCGAAACTACTAAAGGTCGGGAAATAGTAAATATCCTAATTCATATGACAGATTCCACACAAAACTCAACCTTTTCTGACAAATATCTGGCCGGTATTTCTATTGATCTTAGCAAGGTTACTATGGTATTCACGATGAATGATCCTAGTTACGTTTCTCCTATTCTTCTCGATCGAATGAAAATCATCCACGTTGATGGCTATAAAGTAAGCGATAAAGTAATTATCGCACAGAAATATATAGTTGATACCGTCAAAACTGATATGGGGTATAAATACAACCATTCATTTGACGATGTTGCGATAAGAGACATTATAAACCAGTATACGTTTGAGGGCGGTGTTAGGAAACTAAAGGAGTTGATCACCGATGTATTTATGGAAATTAATCTACGAAAAATGATGGGTAAAGATGTCGATGGGAAACCAGTACCTGATGTATTGATTATAACGAAAGATATGCTACGAAATGATATTTTCAAGGACAAGCATCATATCCACCACGTGATGGTTTCGGATACTGATCAAGTAGGTTTGGTTAATGGATTATGGGCAAATAGTTACGGTATCGGTGGTTTAATTCCAATAGAGGCACATACCATCCCTACCCCATGTAAATTCGATCTTCAATTGACGGGGATGCAAGGAGATGTAATGAAAGAGTCAATGATGGTCGCAAAAACAGTTGCTTGGAGATTGACTCCTAACAAAACAAGAAGGAAGATACAAAAAGATTGGCTTGATAACGGTAGTAGTGGTATTCATATACATTGTCCTGATGGTTCTACACCTAAAGATGGACCGAGCGCGGGGGGCGCAATTACATTATGTCTGTATAGTAGATTAAACAATTCCAAGATTAAACAATCGATTGCAATGACAGGAGAAATTAACCTACAAGGGAAGATAACCGAGATAGGAGGATTGGAGGAGAAAATATTCGGAGCTATTACAGCCGGTGTTAAGACAATCCTCTACCCGTTTGAAAACCAACGCGATTTAGATAAAATAAAGAAGAAGTTCCCTTATATATTCGATCAGAGTTCGAAGTCGTATATCAATATGATCCCGGTTACATGCATTGAGGAAATATTGAAAAATGCACTCGAATAAGTATTTTTTGTAAATGTCATTTATATTATAATAAAATGACATTTACAAAATTCAAAGTATCCGCCACCCCGGTGGACATGAGCGGGTCGTACAAGCTGCAGGCGAACAGCAACTACCAGAAGTTCCTGGAGGTGCAGGGCGTGGGCTGGGCGCTGCGCAAGGCGGCGGACTCGGCCGCCGCCTCCCAGGTGATCGCGCACGACGTGGCCGGGGGCCGGGTGCGGCTGCAGGTGAAGAGCCTGGTGTCCATGGCGATCGAGTATGACGTCGGCGCGCCGGCGAAGCGGACGCAGATCAAGGACAAGGGGTTCATGGACCGGGTCACGTACTCGGAGCGGGGGGAGCTGGTGGTGACCAAGCGGAACGACAAGGACGGCTACACGATCGTCGCGACGCGCCGGCTGTCGCCGGACAAGAAGACGCTGTACTGCGAGCATGTCTGCAGCTGCGATAACGGCAAGTCCGCGACTGCCGAGCAGACGTTCCTCAGGGAGTGAGCGCCCGGGCTGGGAGGGTATATAGATGGGATATAATTCGTTTCCTGCTTGCTAGCTAATGTTCATACCTGTAGCCCATCGGGAAACACACACTTAGCATCACCAATACATGACGCCTTCTACTCTTTACTTCGTCTGATATCTAATATCATCTTATCTCTCGTTATATTAACCGCTTTAGCTACCGCATCATCTTCGGACTCGGAACTATATACGTATTCTTCAGATATTTCCGAGTCGTCATCGTCGTCTCTCCTTAATACTTCATTTATATCAGTCTCTTGAATTTTTGTTTCCAATTCGTCATCGCTCGGACTAGGACTTCGGGATCTCCTGTATTTTTTACTTGTTGGTTTCACAGGGGTAGTATCCGGCATGAGAAGAATTACTGAAACGAGTTGTTTAAATATTTCTATGTTTTTATTTGGTATCAACCATTTATTGTTATTTTCAAGTTGCTTACCATCTACTTGTTTTATTATATTAATATACTTACCGGGTATATCTGTCACGAGTAATGTAGTGTCTGGATTATAGATAGTATATGTAAGTTCGTTCATTTTAATTGACGTCAGGCACTTCCTTAAGTAACAAAAAATGATTTTTTAACTGATTTTGTTAAGACAAAGATACACCACCATGAACATAACAAATTCAAATGAAATATATAACGGGGATCGCGGAAAATTATTTCAAAAGATGATAATTCGTCTTTTGAAACGTGCTAAAATAAGAGAAGAAAATATCGACTTATTAACGAATGAATACGGGATGATGATGTATGGACAGGCGTTCACCGCCGCATCCGCAGATGTAGATGTGAACTATGAAATGTTCGAACAATTGGGAGATGTGACTGCGAATAAGTTTATTGTCTGGTACATGTATAGGAGGTTTCCACAGCTTCGTCATCCACTTGGGGTGAAAGTGGTTGCTAGATTACGTATCAACTACGGCGCGAGACAATCCTTCTCTGAAATAGGCGATCGATTGGGTTTTTGGGATTTCATATCTGCGTCTGAAGAAGACAGGGGGAGGAAGAAAAAAGATTTATTAGAAGATTGTATCGAGTCGTTCATCGGAGTAACTGAATTTCTGATTGATGAGGCATATAGGCCTGGCGTTGGACACGCGGTTGTGTATGATATACTACAGAATATTTTCGACGAGATTCATATATCATTACGTTACGAGGATTTGTACGACGCGAAAACAAGACTCAAGGAAGTGTTCGACTTTCACAAAGAGTCACTTGGTAAATTGAAATACACCAATTCGCGAGATGTCGACAGTGGTTTATTCACAGCACATGTATATAATGGTAATAATAGCATAGGGTACGGGGTTGCGTCTAAGTTAAAAGACGCGGAACAGAAAGCTGCAGTAAACGGTATGAAACAGATAACTATAAGTGGGTTTTCGAAGCCTGTTCCACCCGAGTATAAAAAATTTAATAATTAAAATGTTTTCAAATTCAATCATGCGTCTATTTTATCAATGTGAAATATTATTTGGTGCTCATAGCAAATGATATGACCGCGATCAATAAAGCCATTAGTATGAACACGCATATAACACCTGTCCAATTGCTTGATTTGGTTGATTTGTAAAAACAATTACCATCATCGTCTAGACTACAATCAGTAGCCTTTTTTACTCTATCTAACTCCGCCTGTATATTTACAATTTTAGCAATTATATCGGGTATGGATATATTGTCTGTTAAAATGGTATCACACACGCCACTATTATCATCACTATTCGAGTTACACCAGAGTTTGCAATACGCGGCAGCAGCCAGCTGCTGCTCACCTTCTAAGGTTTGCGCGAATTCACAACACTTAGTGCAAGTAGGTGGATCAATGTTCGCGATACATTGATCCTTTTCGCACACTTCATTGCATTTACTCATTAAAGGGACTGAAATCAACGGGTTTTTTGGGGCATATGCTATGATATCCTTCATTTTTGAGCAAATCTCCTGCGGTGTATCACCAGAAAATGCGTCTAATATGTTCATGTTTTATTTATATAATTTTTAAATAAAATATTTTTTTAAAGTATCGTTGTTTACTTATGTAATTACTACAATATTAAGTCAATGTATAAAAGAGGTTGAATTTATATTATAATATACCTACAAATTACCATTATAAGTATAAACATAACAATTTTGGTTTCTTTATACACAAAGTTTATAAGATTACTATCGGTAGATGTCCATGACCCATGCTGTAAATGATACGCGTATAAGTCCGTGTCATTTGTAATATGTAAGTCAGTTGTAACTCCAAACGGGTGAAATAACTTATATGGGTAAAAAGACAGTTTATACTGGTTCCTGTATCGATGAAACATTCTGTTAATTATACACGGACCGGTTGTGTACATCACAGTCATATGTTTCCCGTAATATATAGGCATACTTCTGTTTTTTTCCATTTCTATGAATACGGACTTCCAGAAAGGATGGTTTTTGATTGAATACATTAACGAATTTGATATATGAACTCCGCTACTGACTTTATTAGGGGTTTCTACGATATATAATTTAGATTTATATTTACTGATTACATCATCCCATGGTTTCATACAACAATAATCCATATCTGCATACAACCCTCCATACCTGAATAAAATAAAATAACGAATACAGTCACAACGTTGAATATGATACTCATAACCGTCATACATTTCCAGGTGTTCGGGAAAATATGTTTTCATTAAGTTCCTACAGTCTTTGTTATCCCAGCATTTATACCCCCATGTCGGATTATTTCTTAACCAACTATCTCTATATTTCTTCAAGCCCTCAAAATCTTTTCTCGCTTTGTGTTTATTTGGAATTATACCAAACCATATCTGGTGTATTATTTTACCATCCTGATCAAGTAGATATTTATCCAGGTCTTCTGATGATAGGTTATCCATGTTTGTGTCTTAATGTTTTTTTTTTAAACTAACCTTATGATATTCAAACGAGTGGTTGAAAACTCTATTTCATATAATATATTGAGATAAAAAGGATTTAAAAATCATTATATAATAAATGAATACAATAATTGTTATATATTGCATTATTGTGTTATGTATAGGAATTGGATGCTATATGTATTACACGAGAAATACTGTTGTATTATCAGAAAAAATGAATACATTTCTCGAGGGGATGCCTAAGACAGCGTTACATATGCATCTCGAAGGTTCTCTGGAACCTGAGATGGCGTATGCTAACGCTGTTGAATATAATATGATACCGCTCGAGGTCCCAAATGCATCAGGTGGAACAACTACCGTTAACACACTCGACGAACTTAAAAAGGTATATCAATTCGACGATTTGATATCTTTTCTGAATATTTACAACCTACTTGCAACTACGTTAAAGGATAAAAAGGATTTTACAGCGTTAGCGTCTGCATATTGTGATAAAGCGTTAAGCGAGAATATACAACATGCCGAGATATTCTTTGACCCACAAACTCATACTGCGCGTGGTTTAGATTTTGACGATGTCGTCGATGGTATCCAAGAAGGTCTTGAAAAAGGACGCGTGAAAGGATTAAGTATCCAATTGATATGTAGCTTCCTACGAGACCATACAGTTGGTAGTGAAGAAAAGGAAGATACGGACAGTACTGATCCGTCTGCGTGGCATACTGTAAAACAAGCGGTTAAATACAATCAAAAGACAACAACGAAACCTAGTTTCGTTATTGTTGGTATGGGACTCGATAATAACGAAGTAGGGTATCCACCGAAACTATTCAAAGAAGTCTTTGAATACGGGCGTTTGAATGGTATGTTTGGCGTTGCGCACGGCGGTGAGGAAGGACCCCCTGAATATATATGGGAGTGTATAAACCAGCTCGAATGTATACGTATAGATCACGGTGTCAGAACCATTGAAGATCCTTTACTAACCGCTTATATGAGCACCCCTCAAAATACTAATGAAATTATAAACCATTTCGGATCCTCCCATCTTATTCCAATAACGGTATGTCCATTATCTAACTACAAATTAGATGTATTCACTGATCCAGAAATGACAAATATCGTCGAAATGTTAGATCTCGGTATCATGGTGACAGTCAATTCCGACGACCCTGCCTACTTTGGTGGTTACGTAACCGATAATTATAAATTCCTAATGACATCATTAGACAATAAAGTGGCCAAAGGTAGAGCAATAGATTTATCCGATATTCGAAGAATAGTTATCAATGGATTTTACGCTTCCGTGATTCCGTTAGAGAAGAAACTCGCATATATAGAAACTGTGAATTCGTACTTTTTGGTTACACCAGGTGATTTATACACAGATTTTGTTTCTAACTATTAATATAACATGTCTACTTAATTGTTTATATCGTTTGACTTACAATTAAATATTTTTGAATTATAAGTCCAATCACACCCGATCCATTTCTACCTCGACAGTAAGTTTCTCAGGAGAGATATTTCGGTTGCCGCGCCCCCTATTTGAGCTGCTGCCCTATTCGTCTCCGTTTGTTTTTTCCACCATCTACTCACAACTATTGCTATAATCGCCACAGCAACCATTACAAACCCTCCTATTATCATGTAAATTCTGGATGATTTACATATATCATCATCACTGCATTTTTCTATTTCAGGATCGTCGGGTTTTTGAAAAAACCCGCCAACCACCAAAAACAACCCAATTAGACAGAATATACCGCCGAATATATAAGCCGATATAAGACGTACACTAGCGCTAACTTTACCAACATTTGCTTGAAAATCTCCAAAGTCAGACATTTTATATATTAAAAATGTTATTCCTTTTTTTTTTTAAATAGCTAAACAAACATGACAGTTGAAAAATTCGATGATATAAATGTTACTACTAAAACATACACTGCTTATACTAATTTACAGTTCAATTTAGTTGAATTATTCAATATTCTTCCGATTACTGAGTACGTTGTATTACCTAAGAAACGCGGACGTAAGAAGAAAGAAGGAGTAACGGTCGATCCAAATAAAGATGTTCCGTTTGGATCGATCGTTACACTGAACCACGAGGGGGTAATACGAGGCATTCGTCTGAAACCTTCGGCTAAAAAGAAACCTGGATATTTCAGGAATGCTGTTGCTGTTGTCATGATACTTGATAAACCAATAAACATAAAGGTATGTCAAAGCGGATCGTTCCAGATGACAGGGTGTAAGAATTGGGAACATGCAGAGACGTGCATTTATACTATATGGGAGTATATCAGAGACCACACGGAAGTGTATAAAAGTAATAGCATTAATAATGTAATTGAATTGTATATCATTCCATCTATGCGAAACATTGATTTCGATATCGGATTCAAAGTAAATAGAGAGATATTCCATAAATATATGGACAAACAAACAAACATTTACTCATTGCTTGAAACATCATTTGGGTATACCGGTGTTATCGTTAAGTTCCCGATAACTAATGATATTAACGATATGAAGATCAGATATTGTAAATGGGACGACAATAAATGGGAAAAGAAAGACGTGTTGTATAGAGAATTCTTGGATACATTACCCGAAAAAGAGAAACAGAAAAAACTAACTAAACAGAAATACAATACGTTTTTGGTTTTTCATAGCGGGAGAGTTATTTTCTCAGGGATGACATCATTTTTTATGAGAGATGTCTATTATGATTTTCAAAAATTAATAGAAAATGGTTACGACGTTATAAAAGAAAAACTAGAAAAATAAAATAAAAACTTAATATAAAAATGGATATTCACACTAATTTTTCATACATGCTTGCGGTCGTCGGTGTTATGATGATAGTTTTGTACTTTACGATTACAACCTCCGCCAAGGATAAGATTAAAAGCGATGATGACTCTGATTACCAGAGGAGGTTTGACCAGGCAATGGCTGGTATTTTATCAATGGGTTTTGTCTTTTTAACATCTGCTTCAATAATGATTGTAGTAGAAAAACAATATAAAATCCAACTCGCTGATAAAATGGGAGGTGATGAGACCATGTACATTGTCTTCGCTTCGGTTGTATCCGTCGTAACTATTATACTCGCGTCTATCGCTATTAGTTGTCTGGATGATGGTAATTCCAACGCCAAGGGTCAGCTTTCGGTTGTTATTGCTGTACCTGTCATTGTTGTTATGGCTGCTATATACACAATGATGAAATCAGGCGATGATGCATCTCCCGAAATTGATTTCGGGTTCGATTTTGAATTCTGAGGAAGTGACTAAATTTATATAAAAACTACAATAAACAACTTGGTCAATTTGATCGATAATGACGTTCGTATTACAATACCCACGAACTGACGCACATGTATATTAATTCGTTTTTATAATTAAATATTTAACTATAAAAACGAATTAACTTTCTGTTTTCTATTTTTATAGTAATCCCAATATGCAACAATTAAAGGAAATTAAAAGTATAACGTTTGGTGTGTATTCGAAAAAACAAATAGAAAACACGTCTGTATGTTGTATTACAAATACTAAAAAATCGGGACCAGGTAGCGTGTATGATCCGAAAATGGGTCCATGTATTACAAGTTTGCTATGTAGTACATGCAATGAGAACGCTATTGTATGCACGGGTCATCCAGGACATATCGAATTAAGCGAACCCATAATACATCCCCTCTTTTACCGAATCACTATGTCCTTTTTGAATTGTGTATGTTTCAAATGTTATCGAGTCATGATAACAAAGGACCAAATAAATATTAACGGTCTTAAAACATTTTCTCAAATAGTTGATAAAATCAAGAAAATGAATATTTGTTGTCAAGCCGGTTGCTCGGCTGAAAAACCATCCTTGAAATTTTCTATTACAGATAACACTATCCATATGGTACATGACAGGGATAAGACTATGAACATTACAATGACAACCCATGAAATTTTAAACATACTCGATAACATATCAGATGACGATGTCCGTGTTCTTGGATTCGACCCATCTCTATCCCATCCACGTAATTACATCATACAGAGTCTACCTGTTCTCCCACCAGTTGATAGACCTTATGTCCAGGTAAGTGGTAATATTTGGGATGACGATCTAACTGTTCAGTATATGGAGATCATTAAAGCAAACGAAACACTTAAGAAATTAACAGCTGATAACGTCAGTGAAATGAACCCGACGAGATTAAAAACTCTCAACTCTCTTATTTTTAGAATTTCAACAACATTTAATAATAATCAGAACAAGGCTAAACACACCACTAATTCTAGGCCGATAAAAGGCGTTAAAGAACGTCTGTCAGGTAAAGATGGGCAGATACGAAGTAACATGATGGGAAAGAGGAGCAATCATACTGCCAGGACAGTAATCGGACCCGACCCCACATTGAAGTCTGGTGAAATAGCAATACCACGTGAGATGGCTGATGTATTGACAATACCTGAACGAGTAACATCGTATAATATCGACCGACTACAGTGGTTGGTTAATAATGGCCATATCGACGTGTTGCATAAAAATGACAGTAGAAAATCATGTATAAATATAAAGAGGTTTAGATTAGGTACACGACTTATTCATAACGACGTGATATACAGATTGGATAAACAGATACATATTGATGGTAGGGATATGCTAGAAATAAAGGCAGGTGATAGAATCAAAAGAGCAGGGAAGTTTCTAAACACCGTTATCGAGACAAACAGAGATTATAAGTTACTGGTGGGTATGACTGTGCATCGTCATCTACGAGACGGTGATACTGTTCTGTTGAATCGTCAACCAACATTACATAAAGGTTCCATTCTGGCGATGACAATAAAAATTAGACCGTTCAAAACTGTTCGAATGAATCTATCTGTGTGTAAGTCGTTTAATGCCGACTTTGACGGGGATGAAATGAACATCCATGTGCCTCAGGGACTAGAGGCACAGACCGAGCTGGATTATTTATCAAAGGCAAAGTACAATATCATCTCCCCTCAGAGTAGTAAACCAGGTCTTGCTATTGTACAGGACTCGTTATTAGGGGCGTATAGAATGACGCAAGGGTTTACTACAATTACCAAAGGTCAATTCTTTGATATAAGCATGGTTTGTAATATTGAAGGCGGTGATATCATTCGTAGAATTCAGGAGATCAGACGGGTGTTGAAAGACAAGGGTAAACCCGTAAAATGTTTTACTGGAAAGGGGTTGATATCATTATTCCTCCCAAAGGATCTCAACTATGAGTTCACAAACAATGCAATAGCAACGGAACCAACTGTCAAAATCTACAAGGGTGTACTATATGAGGGGGTGTTCGATAAAAATATTCTTGGAAGTTCACATAGTTCATTAATCCATTTAATAAACAAAGAATACGGCCCTGACGCATCTATGAACTTTATCGACTGTATTCAGTTCTGTACCAATAAATGGCTGATGATTCATGGATTTTCTGTTGGATTAGGAGACTGTCTTCTGACGGATAAATCGAAAGAAATTGATATCCAAGATAATATTAAGAAATGTTATATAGAAGCCGACGGTATTAAATCAACAACAACCCACGAGGCGGTGAGGGAAATCCGTATAAACGGTAGCCTAAACAAAGCAAAGGATATCGGTTTAAAAATTGCAAAAAAATCACTAGATAGTTCTAATAATTTCTTGTCGACTGTCAACTCGGGTAGTAAAGGAGACTTCTTCAATATATCTCAGATAACTGGGTTGTTAGGACAGCAGAATCTTAAAGGTCGACGTGTTCAGTATGTAATGAATAATGGAAAACGATCTCTTCCTCATTATCCAATGTCTGGTTTAACCTCTGATTTAGAATACGAATCACGTGGTTTCATTTCATCTTCGTTTATTAACGGGTTAAACCCGAAGGAGTTTTTTTTCCATGCAATGTCCGGGCGAGAAGGTATTACCGATACTGCAATGGGGACCGCTACAAGTGGTTATATGCAACGCCGTATTGTTAAACTAACAGAGGATATAAAGGTTCAATACGATGGGTCTGTAAGGGATACATCTGGTAAAATATACCAACATGCTTACGGTGGTACAGGAATCGACCCCACCATGACCATAAAAGTAAATGGTAAACACGAGGCATGCGATATTGCAAGATTAGCTGACAAACTTAACATGAATCACGAGATAGATTTAAGAAGAAGAAAATAAAAAAAAATATTCTTTTTATTATCGTGTATAGAATAAAAAAGAATGGTCGCAAGTATTATTAGATCTGGTGTAAACACATCAAATCCTCATAGTGTCCATGAAGACACTTCAGCTTTTTCTGCCTTCTCAGGCGGGCTTTTAGACCAGTATAAAGGTTCCGTTGTCGACATATCTGAAGACGACAGGGGTCATTACGGATTCGAGGAATTTTTCCAACACCAAGAGAACAAAAAAAGAAAGGAGGGTTATAAAACCAGAGAGGGGTTCGCCCTTGCCATAAGTGGAGCCGTGCACGGCGCGGATCAAGATGAGTATAATAACGTAAGTTCAGTTCAAGCGTCTGCTTCCCTTCATAAAGGTCCATCGGCACACGCTCATTCTGGTGCTCCACCAAGCCAAGAGGTGCTAGGATGTGGTAAATCGGCTGTGAGATCTATTGGTACTGACCTACAGCATGGCGCTATGAATTCTAATCTCAATATACATGCTAATGCCACTGCCTCCCAGTTCGGGCGCTTTGTTAATGACCAATATGGCGTGGGTGGGAGTAGCCAAGAAGAATGCGTTAAATCAAAAGAGAAAGATTATCACGGTGTATCGGCATCAGGTGCTTCTGCTAAGAAATACGCGGTCGTGTCGGAACAATTCGTTCCTCGTTCTTTCAGAGCTCCTCCCACACAGACAAGAGAGCCTTTCAGGCAACCTCCTCTCAGAGCTCCACCCAGACAGACAAGAGAGCCTTTCAGGCAACCTCCTGTCAGAGCTCCTCCCGCACAGACAAGAGAGCCTTTCAGGCAACCTCCTCTCAGAGCTCCACCCAGACAGACAAGAGAGCCTTTCAGGCAACCTCCTGTCAGAGCTCCTCCAACAAAGGAAAGATTCACAAACAGATGCGCGAGTAGAAAGTAAACAAGTATATTTATAATTTATTTTTAATGTTAAAAATAAATGAGTTTATTGATAGACATTAAAAAAATATCCAATATGAATCAGATAATGAATGCTATAGATCCGATACCTATATGCGATGAAAATATGGGTGTTATAATTATAACGGATAAATTAAATAAATTGAAGAGTATTGAAACTAATCGTATAATGTTTTTAAATACTACTGAATTTATATCTTCAATAACAGGTTATTCGTTTGTGTGCTTCAATAGTAAAAGATGTATACTCAAAGAAGGATGCTTGGATAATTTAGAAATTGTAATACAAAATACGTTAAGGTACCTCCCAAATAATATCATGTTGATATGCAAAGGATTATCAAACTCTAGTAAAGATAAACTTAAACTATGTGGATTTATACCTATTTCAGATGTGTCATTTGGTCGACTAAACGACATAAACATTCCGCCTCCTCTCAGCGGGCATATTCAGAATAGCACATGTAGCATGAATATATTCAGAATGAGCGATACCACATATAACTATATGAAAGATTTATCAAATAGAGGTTCGATTTTGTCGAATGGTAGCATAAGACAACATGAAATAGCTGGAGTAATGGAACCCGGAATATGTAACAATAATGTGAAAGAGTTGAATTTATGTGATAAATTATCTGGAGCGAACGGTTCGGTTTCCATGAAACCATCGCCTTTTAGTTTTCACACACATCCAGTAGAAGCATATGAACAACGCTCGGTGAAATACGGTTGGCCTTCAGCAACCGACTATATTACCTTTTACAAAGCTACCGTACTTTATCCTCTATTAATTCTGCATATAGTAGTTAGTGTTGAGGGTTTCTATGTACTATCCAAACCCCACCACCACGTAACCGAGATATCTGAAAAAATCGAAAAAGCTATACGAGAAAACAAGGTAATTGATAAAACAAAATCATATACACCGGAAGAACACGTGGCTGGTATATCAAGCATGAGAGTTGATGGGCTTAGAATAGTGAATGTTAAATTTTTCACATGGAGAGATGATAAATCTCCGTTGTTTGAGATCTAAATTATTACAAGTAGCGTCATAGTACGGTTTAGAATTACCGAAGTAAATAAAGGTCTCAGCTGTAGTAAATTTTTATATTTATAAATATAAAAATCATTTTATTGTTCGTTCTTTTCAAATCTAATCGTATTCTATTATGAATGAAAGTTCCTTTGGTTTATCATTCAACAGTTTGGTTACAGTCACGTGAATATCATCAACGTGGACTCTGGTAGGTCGCGTATCCGTGTATTGCTGTTTTACAATAGGAGTATTATTAACTCTGGTAGGTCGCGTATCCGTGTATTGCTGTTTTACAATAGGAGTATTATTAACTCTGGTAGGTCGCGTATCTTCGTGTTTAACACACGACATTTTTTTTTTCACAATAGTCGTCCATTCATTTGTAACAGTTAATTTAATAGGTTCAATAGCAACAGGTGGTAGTGGTTCGGTAACAGTAATATCTTCTTTCGGTGTGTGGTTGTTTACACGTGCATGATATGTTTCGTTGGTTTCCGATGTATGTATGTATCCACATACTTTATGTTTCGTTGGATTGTTAATGACTGAACCGGCCGAATTCACACATATAAATATACAGCTGGTTCCATACGAACATGGCTCTATCAACAACTCATCAAATGAATGGGCGTAGAAACACTTACCCAGATCAGCAAATCTACAACTCATCCCCTTATTACACATCCTGGTTTTCTTATTATTATTCTTTAATACGTATTTACTCATATCTGTGTTTATATATTACGTTCAAAAACGATAATCACTTTTACTATATTATTTATGGATCCCAATTAGGATCAGGCATACAGCACACTTTTTTGAACTGAGGTTCGTTCCCTGGGTAGACGTCATAGTCGGCAGCGTCCAAATTAGCGACATAACCGAAATCACACTGCCCCCCGTTGTTTTGTGGGTCTTCAGCCCACCCCTGACACGTCGTCTTACAACACACATCACGAAATGCCGCTTCGCTCGGCGGAGAGAGGACATAGTCGGCAGCGTCCAAATTACGAACATAACGGAAATCACACTGTCCCAACATGTTTCGTTCGTCTTCAGCCCACCCCTGACACGTCATGGGGTTACAATAACAAGTCAGACCGCCTGCCGATTCAGATTCACATCCTACCGATTCTAAAGTTGTTGCATTCAGTCCATCGACACATATAGACTCAAAAGGCGCTTCGTTGTTCGTCCCATTTGAACAGTAGTCTTTGCAAGGCAAAGTCCCATTGTTACCGACTGTCACCGTAGTGTAGGGTTTGACAGAACTTAAATCCCAAGCTGAAATATCTTGATTGAATGATGTTGCACCATCAAACATATTATACATAGTTGTAACATTACTCATATCCCAAGTTGAAATATCTCCATTAAATACAGTATTGTTTAGAAATAATGAATCCATATTTGTAATTGCACTTACATCCCAACTTTCAATTGGTCCATGTTCAAGTTCAATCAAAGGTACCCCCCCAGCGGTAGTAGGCCCATTCGTATAGGCTAAAATAGCGTCTTTCAATGCTTGTTTGTTAGTGAGCCAAGGAGCGAAGTCTTTATAAAAATTAAATTTACCAGTTTTATTAATATACCATTTCATTACAAATCCAAAATCAACAATAACACGTTTCTCAAGCAAAGATGGCCCGGTAACATTAGTAACATCCTGATTTACTGGGTCACTTGCTACTTTCAATAATGCATTAAACACTCTCTGTACATAATATAATTTATCTTTTTGTTCTTTTGTAGAATCTGTAATAAGATTTGTATCTCCCCAAGCTGGATTGTCAAAACCCGGACCAGTAGTAAACTCAAAATAACTTTTCGCAATATAAGTATTAGAAGATGATTCGTTGTGTACAGTTTCGTTCCAATTCAAATTATTTACCAAAGCTAAATCAGAGTCCAAGTAATCTGCATCCTTTTCTGCGATTTCGTAGTGAAGGTCGTGTACTATACAACATACGTCTGTAAGAGACAGAGGAAGAGCCCCCTCTATTAATGTACTAACTCCTCCATTTACATACCCGATGTAACTCGAATCCAAAGAGTCTAATTGCGGACAGCTTGTTACATTATTATGAGCATTAGGTGTAGTGTCAATTTGCATTGCTGTGAGTGAATGGCTTTGATTAATGACATTCTTGTACTCAGGGTCTACACATCCTTGTGGTATACATAACCCGGAACCTTTTTCTAAATGACTGATTACTAATTCAAACGACTTAGTTAGCTGACAGACTGGACCTTTTTGTAGAGCACAATCACGAGATGCGCAATTCGAGTCTTCGCTCCAGGCCGGCCAAAAGTCGAGACAATCGCCTTTAAAGCAATAATTTTCTTTGATTGTATCCATGTTTTATATATTATATTTATATATTATATTTATATTTATATTTATATTTATATTGTATAATACTGAGTCAATCTTTTTTAACACTTTTAGGGTTCGAATAATATTTAATACCATGAAATTCCAATATTGATTTTGTAACAGGAGATAAATCTGTTGTATCATATAAATGGAACGAATTACAACGTTGTTTGACAGCGTTTGTAGGTGGTACACCACCGGTGTGTTGAAGTATCATTGATTTACTATCCGGAGATAATTCAGTGAATTGGTCTGATAAGCTACGTGATTTATTTTTAAATATATCTATTGGTTGTGACATGGTTTATATATTATATTATTACCTTATAATATAATATTGATTTTAATTGTTGTAATATTTATTTACGACGAGTTGCTCTAAAAGGTTTTGAATTAAGAATTCTATCGAGGTCTCTATTTCCGTCGATTAGTTCATCACCGACAACTATAACAGGAAACGAGACAGACCCATCCGGATTGGTGATTTTATGCTTTAAACTATCAGGGATATCAGAACTAGATCCAGATTTATACTGTGTTTTACTACCGCGCATGCGATACCATTCACTCAGTCTCTTCTTAGCACTAATACAAGCATTGCACCCGTCGATGGAATATATTATTATATTTCCTCTTTCTATATCTTGTCTTCGACGAAACTCCAGTAGTTCTTGTGTTGATCTTTGAACGGGAATTGTGTCAATATATAAGTCTCCTACATAATGAATACGTGTTGCAAGATCCATTTTCGTCTTACTGCTTTGATAATTGAAGCCATTGACTGTTATAAACAACATGTAATATTTCCAGAGAATAGACGTAATCTCGGCTGATGCGAATGGAGTACCCTTGCATAATCCAAATACGATCGGTGGAGTTGATATACCCACTAACGGAATCTCAGAACAGTGGGGAAATGCGATATCCAGTATATCTCCGACGATTACATCAGTAATCTCAATTACCGTTTCTCTGTCACGATTAATGTAATTTGTAACACCCAATACCATATTCATTATCCCACGAATCGTATTTTGTATATGTGTTTGCAGTTGACTGGGATCAAGTTGTTTAAATATCCCATTCTTCACGAGATTAAATCGTTCCAATACAGTTTTATATTTTGTTAAGAGATGTATATTCAATCGTTCAAGTACATCTTCGTCACTCGTTTCAGGTACTGTAAGTTCAATATTGGTATCCATATTCGTGAGAGTTTCTATGAATCCGGGTTCCTTTAATCTTTTTTTCAGACCGTCATTCATGAAACCGATCATATAGACGATTACACTGTTCTTATTAGCAGACATACGACTTTCTATATATTTTTTAACGGTTATCGAACCCGTCATTTGATTGAGAAAAATTTCTTCCATTTTATCATCAAATCCGTCAACGACTTTGTTCAATTTACCTTGTCTGTACAACATCATAAGACGCTCGATTACTATATTTCGCTCTGTTAACGTCATGTCTTTGATATGTTCTGTGTTCATAGAAGTTAATTCAGTATATATTTCTAATATTTTTTCTTTTTGTAATACGCTTAATTGCAATGATCGTGCAGAAGCGGGGTTTAACATGTCATATTTAATATCGATGGTGATATTATCAACAGCTTCCTCCGTAAATTTCATCCTATTTTTACTCTGTATATTTCTGAACACATTTAATGCATTATCTCGAGATACTATCGTTGTTCCTCTGGATGCATTAGTAACACCCTTCTGTAATACGAATTCGGCAAGTGTACTACCGGATAAAGCAGTACTTGGTGAATTACAACTTAATATTCCATATTTTTTATCTGTTGCATTGAGAATAACCTTCATTTTATATTACATTCTAATTTTTTTTTAAAAAGTGATTTTGAAATTTATTTATAAAAACATATCAAGAATGTCATTATCAGAAGATCATATATGGAATATTATTAAAAGTCATAGCGAACAGGTTGGGTTAGTGGATCATCAAATTAAATCATATAATAATTTCATAGTTCTTGGATTAAGCGATATTCTGACATCTTCTGACATTAAACTATCAGAAGATCATTCCATCCGTCTTAGTAATGTATATATACCTAAACCAACTGTCACCGAGGACGATCGAACCGTTCACGCTCTCATCCCATCAGCAGCCCGTAACCGAGATTTAACATATGAGTCATCAATATATGTAACAGTGACAGAAACAGTCGATGGGGTTGTTAAAGTGCATAATAGGGTTGAAATATGCACTATACCAATAATGTTAGGGAGTCAGAATTGTCATCTTCATAATACGACGAAACAGGAACGGGTAGCCATGAAGGAGTGTGAATATGACAATGGTGGGTATTTCATCGTGAACGGAAACGAAAGAGTTATAGTCCCCCAGCTCAGGTCATCATATAATATTCCTCTTGTGTTTGAACAGCAAACTGATAAATTCGAATTTATATGCGAAATGAGAAGTATATCGGAATCCACGGGACATTCAGTTGTGATAAAAACTATGATAGGACACGATAACCGATCCATAATGATAGATATTCCACATACGAAGGAGCCGATACCTGTAGGAATTCTGTTTAAGGCTCTGGGGTTTCATACACATGACGAAATATATAACTTGATTTCACTTGATTGTAAAGATGTTAATATGTACACCAGGTTTATCATTCGTGATAGTTTCTGTAGTGATATAGATTGCGCGTTTGAATATTTTATCGACGAGGGAGGAAATGCAGATGAGTGGACGGATATGTCATCGCTGGATCGGGATGTATGGGAACGTAAATCAATCCAGATGAAAGCTCTGGATTATATTGGTTCGCGTTCTATTAATTATATTAACACATGTGATATACGTGACTACGCTACACAAATAACTAAAATGGAACTATTTCCTCATCTTGGGATAAACATCACCAACCACGAACGTGCTATTTTCACTGGTTATATGATCAATCGATTGCTATCTACAAAGCTCAAAATGAGAACATTCGACGATAGGGACAATTACATGAATAAAAGGGTCGAATCACCTGGTATTTTATGCCGAGAGCTTTTCATCCAACTTTTCAAGAAGTACAAGGATAGTATCATAAATACATCAATTAAGAAACGAAACGCGAGATTCGATATAATACCCGTGATGACAAAGAATAATACTATTACATCGGGAATTCGTCATTGTTTTGCTACAGGAAATTGGGGGGTGCCGAAGACGTCATATATCAGAGCAGGTGTATCTCAGATTCTATCACGTCTTTCATACGGAGCGACTCTTAGTCATCTTCGTCGTGTATGTATACCGATCGGGAAAGAATCGAAGAATACGAAAATTCGACAACTTAACCCATCGCAGATTATGTACATATGTCCATGTGAGACACCCGAAGGGCAACCGGTCGGGATAGTAATGAATTTTACATTGATGAGTAAAATATCTGAATATACGTCTACTTGTATTATTAAAAATATAGTTGAACACTGTGGGTGTTTTATTCGTATTTCAGAAGCCGATATATCCATAGATACTACAAATGTGTTTATAAACGGATCGTTGATTGGTTTTTCACATGATTATTCAGAATTCATGATCGAACTACGTAAGAGACGTTTCGATAAACAATTTTCTAGTGATGTATCTATTAGTTACGACGCAGACAATGATGAGGTTCATGTATTTACGGACGCTGGGCGTCTGTTACGTCCAGTGTTAACTCTCACAGACGGTATGTTGAATATAAAAGAAACAGATGGTTGCGATTGGAATGATCTGGTAGAACGCGGTAAGATACAGTATGTTGATAACTCCGAAGTGAACGGTTCTGTTATTGCATTCTGCGGGGATGAACTTAGTAAGTATGTATGTGACTATTGCGAAATTTCGCCGGCTATGATATTGGGTGTTATGGGGTCTATAATCCCGTGGCCAGATCACTCTCAATCGCCTAGAAATTGTTATCAGACATCCATGGGTAAACAGGCCATGAGTATGTACGCGCTTTCTTACAATAATCGATCTGATACAATTTCGCACGTACTGGGATATCCACAACGCCCATTGGTTAGTACTCGAGCATCAAAACTCATGGGGTTCGACGATATGCCGTCTGGGATTAACGCTATTGTAGCAATTGCATGCTATAGCGGTTATAATCAAGAAGACTCTCTAATTATGAATAAGAGTGCCGTAGATCGTGGGTTATTCAGTGCTACTAGTTACAGAACTCATACCGAACAGGAAAAGAAGCATGGTGTTTATTGTTTCGAGGTGATCGGATGCCCCCCATTGGATAAACGAAAAATGGACGTGAATTACGGTTTGTTGGGCGACGATGGAATTGTTCGCAAGAGATTCCCTAATGGACGTAATGTATATGTTCAAAAGGGAGACGTTATAGTTGGAAAAAGTTTCGTAGATTCATCTAAGGGGGGGGTCGACTCGGTGACCAGTGACTGTAGTCTAACCATCAAAAAAGGAGAAGAAGGATTTATTGATCGTATCGATATAACAAAGACTCCCGACGGATACAAAATGGTTAAGGTTGTTATTCGCACAGATAGGAAACCAGAAGTCGGAGATAAGTTTGCTAGTAGAGCCGCACAAAAAGGAACATGTTTAATAGGCAATTCTCTCGTGACTATGGCAAATGGAACATCTAAATATATCAAGGATATTAAATATGGTGAATCTGTATGGGGTTACAAGGATAGTGGATTGCTTACTGAAATGTGTTCAAAGACCGCGTATATGGGTCTTAAAAATACTGTATGTGTGAAACTATTATCCGGTACTGAATTGATATGTACATCCGATCACCGTATAATGACAACAGACGGGTGGAAAGAAGCAGGTAGACTGGATAATTCAGATGCTGTTTTGGGTAATTTAAATACACCGCATGATATAGCATGTGAAAGTGAGAATGACTGGATTTTAAACATGAGTTATGTAGATAATGGAACCACGCACGAACTTAATATTCAAATGAACGAAGATAGACTAAAGGCGTTAGCATTCGCTAGGGTATTGGGTTACATCATCGGAAATATTAAGCGACCAGGAAGCAACAGGATGTGTCTGGATATACCATTCAAACACGAAGCTGACTGTAATTCATTTAGCCGAGATGTTATAATGGTTTGTGGTGAACAACCACAAACTTACGAGGGCGATATACAATATATATGTAGAATACCTACGAAATTATATAGATTCGTTAATAGTGTATCCGGAGTTCGCCTGGATTACCACTTAGATAAACATACTACTATTATCCCTGTGTTTTTAGACAACGCACCCGTCAGTATCATACGCGAATTCATCGCAGGTTTAGCTGGTTCATGTGGGGATGTATCTTGCTACGGAATTTGCGAAATACACAAATGGAATATCCACAAATTATTACTGAAATGTGGTGTGGGAAATATTATTTCATATGAAAATACATTGATGTCCCGTGTAGAACGAGGTGTCCGGATACTGAAATCTCATGAATTCATGAATCGTATTGGGTTTCGTTACGATATAGAGAATCAATGTAGATTATGCGCGACCGTTTCATGTCCGGACTCGATGACGCAAACTAAATGGCTTGAGAAAATCGGGGCCATTGAATGGTTTGATCATTTTCCGAGCGATAAAATACCCTGTTACAGTATCCCTGTTCAGTCAGTTCAAAATGGAAATAAAGAACACGTATATGACATAACAATACCTGGTATTTCGTCATTTATAGCAAACGGTATTGTAGTTCATAATTGTGGGATGATGTACTCTCAGGAAGATATGCCTTGGACCAGTGATGGAATTGTACCTGATATTATCATCAATCCACACTGTATACCTAGTCGAATGACAATCAATCAATTAATGGAATCTGTTCTCGGAAAAACATGTCTACTGACTGGTAAATTCGGAGATGCTACCCCATTCTCGAACGAGAGTAGCGTGGGTATAGCCAGTAAAATATGCAAAGATTTACAGATGGAAAATATGAATGGGCACGGGATGGAGGTATTATATAACGGTTTCACTGGGACAAACATGGGAAGTTATTTCATCGGCCCGGTGTATTATCAGAGACTAAAGCATTTAGTGAGCGAAAAGTTACATGCTCGTTCAACTGGACCAGTAACCACTCTTACACGACAGCCTCTAGAAGGTAGATCTCGAGACGGTGGTCTACGCGTAGGGGAAATGGAACGAGATGCGATGATAGCACATGGAACATCATCGTTCTTGAATGAACGTCTTTGCGAATGCTCGGACCCATACCAAATCCCCGTTTGTGAATCATGTGGTGGTATTCCAAGTTCTTCTACTAACTGTAATATATGCGGGAATGATACTGTGTCATCAACCGGAATACCATATATAAGTAAATTGGTGTTGCAGGAGTTAAATTCCATGTGTATAAAAACAAATATAAAAGTAGTTTAAAATATAAATTTTGTGGATTTGTGATAATAAAAAATAAATTATTTTTTATTGTATTAATAAAAATGCTCCAAACAATATTAGATAAATTTTACGGTATTAGCTCAGCATCATCTAAATCGAAAAGATCCCGAATTTCGGATGATGATACGGATATTGTATTCTCTTCAATTCCAGTTGTCGAATCAAGATCAGTTGCCCTTCAACAAGGCATTGTTAATTCATTCTATGAATACATTAAAAAGGGTAAAGATGGCCCATACTTATACGATACTTTTAAACTCCCTTCCCAGGTTGTCAGAGACGGGGATGGTATTATTACTGCTCGATTAGAGTCAAAAGATTGCGAGGACGGTATATTCGATAGTATTATGAATGGATGGTTACCTCCGAGTCACATGGAACAATGCTTGATGGTTAGATCTATTATGAGGGATCTTGCTACTTCATCAAGTGAATTATTATCGGCCGACAGAGCATTTGTCAACAATGTCAAATGGTGCAGACATGTTTACGGTGTACCATTGGGTTCTGTTAAAGGCGCATACACAGCATCTGTAATCGCGTGTTTTTTGTGTCTATTAAACCCGAGACCGTTATTAATGAAAAAAGGAAGAGCGTGGGACAATCAGCAAAAACTCGATGTGTACTCTAATATATTTACTCTTATTAGAAGTGTCCCAAGTTCTGGGAAAACCAGAGATGGAGGCGTTGATTTGAAATCAGAGAAGAGGGTTGTATTTGACATAGGATTCGTTGATGGTTTTAGGGATTCGAATGGAATTATAAGGTTAAGGTAAACACAACCCATAAAATGTTTTTTATTATTTCGACATAATAAAAAACTTGTGCTATGTAAACTAGTTACAATGGTATATATGAATACGTCGGATTAATTCAGCACTTATGTAAAAACGAATATAAATAAATATTTATATTGGAAAATAACACATGATTTCGTTTGTAGTTCAAAGAATATATTTAATTATACTAGAAACAACTAAGTATGTAATGAAATCGTATTATAATTATATACATATAGTAAACAACCATGACATAGAAGATGAAAATACGATTAATGAAATATTTATGACCCCTGACATTGGTTGCCTATACGACGATGAGGAGCCAATGTATACTCGGTTTGTACTCGATGGTATGTCCGAGCAGTCACATAATAACGAATTACCTATATCACCCAAAGAAGAGATTTTAGATGATTGTTGTCATAATTTTATAAGTGTAGTTAGAGGTTACGATGATGTTAATAAAGTTTGTACAATATGTGGATTCGATGTCCCAAAATAAGGATCGAGGTTGTGTTTGTTAGTACAGTTATCTAAAAAGTTATTTTTTTACATAACTAAGCGTGTCTCTCTTGATATAGTTGTAGTCATATCGGGGTCGTGAATCATTACCGTATGCAAGTGTTGAACCTATATGATTAGTCCCCTCTATACCGAAAGCTGCTTGATTTACTGACTTATGTATGATATTTCGATTAGTTGTATGTTTCGATGATAATTCCGTTAGTGTTAAATAAGGCATTTTTATATTAAAAAATTTAATTTACATAATCCATTTAGCAGCGTGAGGGGCAGGTGCACGTCCAAATTGAGCGGGTACAAACCAGCTATCGTCTCCGTGTCCAGCATGGGGAGATAGAATAACGATCGGACTTCTAATAGAGTCAGCGGCTCCGCTACCCCTGAGATCGTTTTTAATAGCAGAACCTATTCCACCGATAGCATCTCCTAGATGCTGATCGACAAAGACATAAGGATCGTCTGTTTTAGAATATTTCTTAGAATATTTCAATTGTTTTTTATATGACTCTTTGGTATTGCATTTGGAACAGTTGCATCCAGAAGGACATTCACCTGCGTGTTCAGAAGAACAAGGGCATTCGGCTATAGCGAAACGCTCTTTGGGGGCGAAACTCTCGCGGGTCAGTCCCTTAGGACGAGCTCTGGGTCCATACGGCTCAACAGTCTTCTTCTCTTGTAACCTACCCACCCTGTGCGTCAAAGGCTCGCGGGTCAGTCTTGGAGGTTGCTTGGGAGGCTCTCTTTCTTGTAGCCTGCCCGCCCTGTGCGTCAAAGGCTCTTTTGCCTGTCTTGGAGGTTGCCTGAAAGGCTCTTTTGCCTGTCTTGGAGGTTGCCTGAAAGGCTCTTTTGCCTGTCTTGGAGGTTGCCTGAAAGGCTCTCTTGCTTGTAGCCTGCCCACCCTGTGCGTCAAAGGCTCGCTGGTCAGTCTTGGAGGCTCTCTTGCTTGTAGCCTGCCCACCCTGTGCGTCAAAGGCTCGCGGGTCAGTCTGCCGCGAAATTTAGATTTAGATTTACTTTTGACAGTACTGTCAGTATCGTCGTCTTTATTCTGTGTCATGACCACCACCGTGACAATAGAAGCTACTAAAATGACCGCTATTAAAGTCCCGTATAAAATTTCTTTATTGTTACTAGACATTATCTTTTTATATTATCGTAAAAGAAAAGAATTTTTTTTTATATCATTCGTGTATGATAATTCGCATTCGAATGTAATATTTGTAATTTGTTATAATCAAATGAGATTGATGTTGTTTGGTGATGTGGATGAAGCATTAGCAATTCACGTACACGTTGGTTGTTCTCGTCGAATGAATCAGGGGTAGGAGGCTCGAAACTAACACTGTAGATGTCTCGTACAGTGGTTTCACCTAGATATTCCAATGCATCATCTATAACCATTCGAGTATACATAGAGGTACATGTAGCTTTTAATTCTCGTAGATATATAATAGTTTCGTGTTTCGATTCAAACATACTTCTCGATATCCCGCGATTCATGAATGGTTTCCATGACAGTTTATGAATCACATCGACTTTTAGGTAGGTAACCAAGTCGAGCGGTACGAACTTCGTGTTCAAAACGCGATGACTACTGGTCATTTCAGCGTATTTACCATGTTGTTCTAAAAATCCTCGAATGTCCCTACTGTGAAGCGGTGCATGAAGGAATCGTAAGAATATATCAACTGATCGTTTCCCGATCCCAAATAGAGTTTTCGCCGATGTTAGAATAAGCGTCGATAAGTCTTGTGATGTACTTGTTTTAAACGGATGAATAAATCCATGATGCGTCTTATTGACAATGGCCTTCGATTTACCATAATCGATCATTACAGGGATAAGATTAGATCTGATTGAAATCACTTTCGTGGCTGAAACCTTGTAATCTATTTCAGAGACTGATGGAATTGACCACAACACAACGTTCCAAGGTGTTAGATCCCAGTGAACAAAACCACACTCGTGTTGCGCCATCTGTAATGCGAGAGCTAATTGGGTTATAATCAACCGAAATCCGGCATCTGTATATTTGTCAGAAATCAACCATTCGTGAAGTGTAGGACCCATAATCCGTTCAGTGTAAAGTGTTGTTGAATTCCCACCAAAAACATATGCGAAATTCGGGATAAATTGAAGAAGTCGATTGGTTGATGTTATACCAATAAACTGCTCATGTCTATGTTCGCGTCCTTTCATTTCGTCAGTCGTAGATTTCCGAATAATATCGAAAACACCCCCCAGCGACCCGGTCTCGATTATAGATGTCTTATTTGTGAACAGTGGTTTTAAATCACGAACCAATTTTTCATCAAACACTTTCTCAATACCTTTAAGGGTACCCCACGTCCTGTCGACGGGAGGATTGATCATCTTCTCAATACCTATCGTAACAATTCTACCTTTTGTGTTAATAAACGCATTCTCAATATCAATGATTCTGGTCAGTGGATGTTCTCCTGGTTCTTGAAGCGGCATATTGACGTGATGAACTAATCCACATATCGTGCTCTTTAACTCTGATAATATACCACTTTTCGATAAATATTGATCATAGAAAGCGCGGGCATTCCCAACGATCTGTCTACATTTCTCGTCGTTTTCTTTACACCACGCCACCCGTTCCAATAAATCACTTAAATCTTCATTCACTGGAATGTAATGCACAAACGGTACAAGTTTGTCGGAATACCATACCTTCCATCTGCTTTGGACAATCAATATGACTGAACCCATAGCTAATTCATTACTCAATCTGAACGCAGCCACGTGTCCTTCTATATGTAGGATATATTTATAACGAGATTGTTCGAGAGAAGTCATGAACGGTGATAACCCAAAACCAAGAGAATGCGTGTCAATAGTTTGAATTTTCCCATCAATAATCCTAGGACGCAAGTTCCAGCTTGTAATACCCAAATCTAAAACATCACAACTTTGACTCAGGTGAACAGCTTTTAATCTCTGATTTGTTTTAATTGTAACCCCTGAACCAGTTGATGCTCCACGAAATACCACTTTTTCACACTTTTTATCCCACGGGGTATCAACCTCTTCATACCTTGAAACTCCTTTAGGAAACCATTTCCCCTCGGGTACTTGGACTCTGGCCCAGTCATTATGATTGGGTATCGCAACATCCGCAAATTTGTCACTAGTAACCATGCTCAAAATAGGAAGGTATTTATCATGTGCATGAGAGATTAATGGTTTTGCTTCTCCCCATATCTGTTCGTACGGTTCAGTTCCATCTCGTTTCAGTATCGGGAAATCACGACGATTAATGAAGAATTCCGAGTCCGGAACATTCTCGTGTTCACATAATTCTTCTAGCATATTCTTTACATTTCCGACATTCGAATCACCTTCTGAAATCGGATATTCGTATCTGAAAATCCCCCCGTTGGCGTACCATCCATTCGTGTTTCCATTCACACGTTTAGGATTGAACCGATACCCTTCTCGCTCACAAATATCCTGAGCCAATCTATTGAATCCATTAGTATTAACAACACTCGACCATTCATTGGTATAATTCGCCTTCGAAAAAGGCAAAAAAACTCGCAGTTTCCCATCCTGTATCTTAACAAAGATCCCTTTTTTAAATTTATGAAAGATATAATGAAACGTATTCATGATAACGTTTCGATCCGCATTGCGATATCCTTCCCAAAATACACTAGATGTGTCGCATATGGATGGAACTGTGACTTTTGGAATACTTGTTCGTTCTACCCACATATATTGTTTAAATTGTTCTTCGTCCCCCGCTGTAAAATGAGTTTGGTCAAACCCTCTGTACCGCGGATTCGTTCTATGTTTTTGTTTTTGTTTTTGTTTCGCGTCATTGTCAGAATTATAATAATCTGGATATTTAGATAACTGTTGTGTTGTTGTCATATTGTTTTTGTTCTAATCGTTATGAATGAAATTTCATTTTTTATTGTAATAAAACAAGATTGGAAGATATTTTTGTAACATATTAAATTATTATATCCTTATATTATAAAAATGACAGATTTAAATGAATCTGAATTGATCGTTATCAGGCCGCCTAGTCTTCCATGCGAATTCAATAATTGCCAAAACTCTAGTACATGTATAGACTTACCATTACAAGATTGTACTTGTCCCGGGGGGGGAGCAAGATGTTCTTGTGTTAATATACAAGACTATAAGTGTAATTGTCTTCCTGGATTTACAGGAAATCAATGCGAAACCAACATTAACGAGTGTGATCCTAATCCATGCTTGAATGAATCTACTTGTATGGATGGAGTTAATGGTTATACGTGTGATTGCAATACTGGATTTGATGGTCTTAGATGCGAAAACATTAATGATTGTGATCCTGATCCATGCTTGAATGCATCTACTTGTGTGGATGGAGTTAATGGTTACACATGTGATTGTCAATTAGATTGGAGAGGTGTTAACTGCGGAACCATTACTTTCAGCAATTCCACAATAAGACCCGCAATACAACTCTGGGTGACAGATAAAGAACAGGCAATAAACATTTATGGACATATTTCAACGTGGGACGTGTCGAACGTAACAAACATGGCTAGGTTATTTATAGATTTACCAACATTTAATGAAGATATTTCTCAATGGGATGTTTCAAATGTAACAAATATGACCAGCATGTTTGAAAATGCCAAAACCTTCAACCAAGACCTTGATTGGGATGTAAGAAATGTAGAAAGTATGCAATATGTTTTTAAGGGAGCTGAATTGTTTAATGGGGATATTTCGAACTGGGACATGAGAAATACAAGATTAACATCTAACATGTTTGAAGCAGCATATGCGTTCAACCGCGATATTTCAAAATGGAATGTAAGTAATGTCACTGACATGGGATCTATGTTTGCATTTACACGCAATTTTTCACAGTATCTTAATGATTGGGATGTAAGTAATGTAAGCGAGATGGGTGAAATGTTTGCCTTCTCTAATTTTAATGGAAACATTTCATCATGGAATGTTTCCAATTTAACCGGTGCAGCGGCTATGTTTTATGAAGCTGTAAAGTTCAACGGAGATCTTACAAGATGGGATGTTTCCCGTTTAACGGGTATATTAACTGATGAGTTGTTTGTAAGCGCAGATTCATATACAAAGCCATGTGATCGTTATTCATGTAATAACGGTATTTGCAGTTCCAGTAATAATTTTAACTACCAATGTAATTGTGATCCTGGTTTTAAAACTAATTTCTGTGAAATCAACATTAATGAGTGTGGTCCTGATACATGCTTGAATGGATCTACTTGTGTGGATGGAGTTAATGGTTACACGTGTGAATGTCTTCATGGATTTTCAGGTCCTAGATGCGGCGAATCCACGTCCACTACGTGTCAGGGGTGGGCTGAAGACCCACAAAACAACGGGGGGCAGTGTGATTTCGCTTATCTACCTAATTGGGACGCTGCAGACTATGAGGTATCCCCAGCGACCGAACCTCGGTTCAAGGAAGTGTGCTGTACTCCGACGTCCACTACGTGTCTGGGGTGGGCTGAAGACCCACAAAACAACGGGGGGCAGTGTGATTTCGGTTATCTCCCTAATTCGGACGCTGCAGACTATGAGGTATCCCCAGCGACCGAACCTCGGTTCAAGGAAGTGTGCTGTGTGTCAACATTATAAAAAAATGAAAGGTATTGAATATCATCAAAAAACAAATATATATATATATATATATTATAATAAACATGCAAAGTAATATAGGTTATGTACATATGCAACAAATAAACATGGAGGGTCAGTACTTGGACATACGAAAACCAAAAGAACGATTCCAGTATCTCATGAATACTATCGGTATAGTATCCGCAGCTGAATCTGTTCAAATAACTAACCTAGCAGAGAGTTATGATCGATATACGAACTTAAATCCATATGCTTTGATACTTGGTTATTTATCCGTCGATAGAAGTACAGGCACAATAGATAAAAACAAGCTAGCCAATGCTATCAAATTGTTAAACACTCTCAGTAATTTTGAAGATGTAAAACTGTCCACTATCATCGACGTATCGGATATTGTTCGGTATGCTCGATTTGTAATAACGGCACAGAAAAACCATACGGTCGTTAATGAAACGGTAGTAGAAGAGAACGAATACGACGGTAATGAATATGATGAGGATAATGAATATAACGAATATGGATATTATGGTCAATCTGACTAAGTCTACCCGATCCAGTATATATATTTTCTTATTATTATAAATATTTATAATAATAAAATGGAACTCGAAAAAATAAATGAGATTAATACCAAAGTTGATGAATTGAGTTTGAAGATGGATACTATAATTAAATTACTCAGTCAACAGACCAAAAACTGTGATAAAATGGGCGATCATATTGACTTCATAGAAGATATTTACGAAACTGTTAAACACCCAATTGAATATATATGTGGTACAATAAACAAAAATCATATCAAACCCCTACCGGTCAAAAAACGAATAGAATATTGATTATAAACTCTCAATGTACTTAGATATAAAATCATTAGACTCATCGGTCTTCTTCATCTCTTTCACTATAGTATGTATTTGATTCATATTAGCATCTCGTATTTTTATATTTTCGGTATCTGACAGTTTATATTTGTTAATAGTAGACGGTATACGTATTGAAAACATATTCACGCCAGTGGTACTCATTAAGGCGAATATAATATTAGTCAAGGTTAGTTTGTTTAGATACCATAGGACTAGTACAGTTAACAAACCTGATAATTTATCGACAAGTATATAGGTGCATATACGTTTGGTTAAAACAGCAGTATTCTTTTGGTGTTCTTTCAATGCGTTATAATTAATATTTGTTAATTTAGATACTTCACTGGACATGTTTCGTAATTCTACAAAATTCTTCAGTTCACCTTTAATATATCGCAACCGTTCATCCATATCATCACATTCATCTTCCTTCAACACAATATCGGCCGAAATACGTATATTTTCTGATTCTATTTCCTTTATTCTCGTTTGTAACATGTCGTTTTGCATTATAATATAACGCGTATTCGGGTCGGGTGGTTCTAATCCAAATACACGTTCCTTGTTTTCCTGATTAGATAAATAAATTGTTGTATGTTTTCCGTCTGACATTCTTATTTATATATATTATTGTATACTTTAAACACGAATTCAATGTTTAAATAAGAAACCTAACTTTTATATATAGTCTTGTGATTTAGATTCCTCCGTAGTAATCTAAATTGTTAATAACAAATTTTATTCCATTATATCAATTATTTTTTATCATCTCCTACACTTTGTTTCGATGCTATATCCTTGAGACACCTCTGATTCGTATAACTATCGGTCTCGATTGGAAGGCCGATGCTATATCCTTGAGACACGCATTGGCGTAGTTCTTCAGTCCTTCGACCTCGTTCAATATCTCATTTGCATTGGCTATATCCTCAGTTGTCTCGGCTCGGTCAAGCTCATCGCGGTAACGATACATAATATCTGTCATTGTCTGCTTGAACATTACCGAGACGTCTCTTATTTCGGTTTCTTTGTAGAACTTCTTATACAGCATTTGTACCCGACGCTTGAATTCAACTTCCGTAATCATCTCCCTCATAAAACAAACACGTAGATTTTCAGCGTTTGGACTATCGCCTATATCATAGCGTATATCGAAATTACTGAAATGAGCAAATTCGCGTAACATACTAAATACATTCACATACATAGGATCGGAAGGCGGGACAGCGAGACGATTGAATATGAAAGTTAGAGAGATCACGAATTCATGATTGATATCTCGACCACACCGAATCTCTGCTGGGTTCCTGTCAGCCACCACGGCTTCAGCTCCTCGAGTTCTCAGATACTCGAAATAATGAGGGTTATGCACCTTCGTCTCTATCCTACCACTCTTCCAATCCCATGGTGTCTTGCATTGGGTACACCACATTTGGTTACATCCGTCAATCTTGGTGATGTTGATATGGCAACCAGGGCATGGTTTAGATTCCTTGGCTATCAATTGGGCGGTTGCGAGCACGTCGGGATCGCATTCATGTATATCATCGACATCAGTAAGGGCCACGTGACACTTCGAACAGGCGTTGGTGGAGCACAAGCCACATTTCCATGCGGTACTCAGGTACCCTTTACATCCATCGCATGGACAAGCTCGTACGAAGCGATGAACAGTCTTTTCACGCACCCGCGCCGGTGTCGCTCGGGTGCGTGACGAGATATATGTCTGTAACAACACGGAACACTTCTGATCGCGTACTTTTTTGAGTTTTTTAATTACAGGTTTCATTGTTTCTTTCCATGCATATCCTCCAGGAGGTATCCATTGAGCCCCCTTACGGACTAACAACGCACCGAGAATCACATAGTCCGGTACAGGAACGTCGTGATTCGAGAGCATCAGTTTGACTCTCCTCCCAATACTGGAAGGTGATTTATCGCAACAACGATCCACCTTTTCGATGATACTTTTACACTTATCACCGAACACGTCGCGCATCGTATGGGCTTTTCGGTCGACGCTGAACTCGCCAAGGACCACTTTAGAGGCAGTCGGTGCGACCCAGAACTTACCGAGATCATTCGACACAACACCAGATGGGTCCTTGACGATCCAGTCGTGGTATGTACACATTTTTTCTTTTTCTACAAAGTATTCACGAACGTATTGACGAACTACTTCTTTCTTAGCCACCCTAAATTCTCGAACCAATTCCTTATTTTTTTCTTCGCGGATGATTTCGATAACACGACCTTGCGTTGCTGGTAACAATGCTTTCTCGCGTTCTACGTAAATACTTTCGCGATGTCTTTTCAAAGCACCTGTTATAAACCCATTTGAAAAGCTACTTGAAATGAAGAGACTTGACCACTCTTCCCCGCAATCCGGATACATACACCGAACACTCGACTCATCTAGTACGTATGTCTCGCAACACTTCCGACAAGCACCACGATAACATTTCTGACATGTAATTTTAATGCCTCCACCTCTTTTCGTATGTTTTTCTGCGCATATATCGCATATATTCTGTTCGTCATTGATGGTTGTCATTGACACATTTATAGTACAAAACGATGGTTGAAAACGATTTTTACTGACATACCGTCGTGTATTTTATGAATATAACTTAATTATGTTTTCGTAATCGATTTCAAAATGAAAAATAAATAATAATAGACTATGGGAATCAAGCATTTTTTTATGTGGTATAAAAAGAATATGGGTAATAATATGACATCGTTAAGTAAAGGCGAGAGATTGCGATCTAAGAATATTAAAATAGATAACCTCCTTCTTGACTTAAATGGAGTTTTTCATGGATCAGCACAAAAGATTTTCAAATACGGTAGCCATGCACCTCCTAAAAGATTGTTACATAACAAACAATCAGTTGAGATACCGAATAACCAAGAGACTCGTGATCAACTATACGAAGATGTATGTGTTACTATTTCAAATATAGTTAACGTGGTCGAGCCATCAAAACGTCTTATCATGTGTATTGACGGACCTGCCCCGTTAGGGAAACAGAACCAACAGAGACAACGACGATTCAGAGCCGCAAATGACTCAACCCGAGGCGTTTTTGATTCTAATTGTATTACTCCAGGAACTGAATTCATGCACGAATTAGGTGTTTATTTAGATACGTTTATAGTTCGTGAAAAACAGGTCAACCCGAAATGGAAAGACATTGATATTGTCTTCTCTAATGAAAAGGTACCAGGAGAAGGAGAACATAAGGCTGTAGAGTTCGTGAGGAAGCACGGAACGGATGACGAGACCTACTGTATCAATGGACCGGATGCTGATTTGTTTATGCTTGCGCTTGCGACTCATAAGCAAAAGTTTTATATCCTGAGAGAGGATATGTATGACAAACGAAATGAGTTTTTCTGTGTAGACATCGCGAAAACTCGTGTGGATTTGATAGATAAAATGAGATGGGAATCTCCCGACAAGTCAATAGTATATAATACCGAATATGCTATTAACGACTTTGTTTTCATGTGTTTCACAGTTGGGAACGACTTCCTTCCACACGTCCCTTCGATTGAGATTATCGAGGAAGGGATCGAGATGATGATCGATATATATCGGTCGGTTGGAATGCAGAGAGGTCACATGACAACCAAGGATTCCAAGGGACGTATCACGTTCAATAAAAATGTATTAAAACTATTCTTTTCTATTATAGGTGAATACGAAGGTGGAAACTTCAAGAGAAAAATAGGGAATCGATCGTTCTTTCCAGACAAAATGATGTTGAAGTACTCACATCGAGATCCTGACGGGGAATGGCATATCAATACATCGGAATATATAAACGAATACAATAATATTCATTTCGGGGATAGGACAGAGATTGCATGTCACGAATATCTTCAAGGACTTCAATGGGTAATTACATATTACACCACCGGATGTCCATCATGGAAGTGGTATTACCCTTACCAGTACGCTCCAATGGCTACTTTGCTTTCGGAGCACATAGACACTTACGTACCCGTTCGTTATGGTACAACCAAACCATCTCTTCCATTTCAGCAATTACTGAGTGTTTTACCCCCTAAAAGTTCTCATCTCATACCTGAACCATTATCCAAGGCATTAACAGACCCGCTTTCACCAATGATGAAATTCTGTCCAACTGAATTGAAAATTGACCTCGCTGGAAAGCGAAAAGAATGGGAGGGAATCACCATCCTTCCCATGGTTGATCAACAATTAGTAAAGAGAATATGTAGAAAATACCCAGTCGAATCGTATTTGAATACAGTGGAAGCCGAGAAATATTACTAAGTGTAATTAAGTATATATAGACATATGTACCATCTATAAAAATGAGACAGCTAATTAATTCACGGTTGAAAACATGGAGTCAGAAATCATTTGATAAGTTACCCAATATAATCAGTTCGCGTGGGTGCTGGTTGATGGATTCAAAAGGAAAGAAATATTTTGATCTCACTAGTCAGGCTATATCGTGTAATCTTGGTCATACGGTTCCTCATTCGGTTAAGAAAGCCGTATTGAATCAACTAAACACAGTACCGTATGTATATGGGGGATTAGCAAGAACCCCAATTGTAGATGACTTAATACATGAATTAGGACAAGTAACCCCGCCACATCTAACTGGGTTTTTATTTCCAAGTAGTGGTTCCGAGGCTAATGAAGCAGCTATCCGAATCGCTAATATGGCCACGGGTAGGAAAAATGTATTGAGCGTCAAAGGATCGTATCATGGTGGAACAACGTTGACTCTCGCGGTGAGCGATGATTGTCGTCGGGTTTCTGTGGATGGATGTATTAATGATAATATAATCGCCAGAAATACAAGTGATGTAATCTCGAATATTAATAGTTCATTATCGTGTTTGATTATAGAACCAGTTATCGGCAGTGGAGGCGTATACTCCTATAGCCAGGAGTGGTGGGACGAGGTTACCGACATGTGTAAAAAAAACGGAGTGATTGTTATTTGCGATGAAGTTATGGTCGGATTCGGAAGAACTGGTTCGTGGTGGGCACATGAACGATACACCAATTTCAAACCAGATATAATGACAATGGCTAAGGGGATGACATCATCGTGGGCACCATTATCCGCGGTTGTTATATCAGACGACTTGAAAAAACATTTCGAAACCACTTCGATTGGGTATGGTTCAACATGGTCGGCCCATCCATTATCGGTCGCCGTCGCCGTTGCAAACATTAGAGAATTAAGGAATAATAATGTCATTGAACATGTAAAGAAAACAGAGAAATTGTTTGGTAATCATGTCAAGGCTATCGCATCTCAGTCTAGTCTTTTTAATAATAATATACGACACCCAGGTGGGTTTTTTGCGTGCATAGATTTCGCGACAAATGACCAAGATATTGTGAATCATTTCAAGATATCTCTACTCGAGCACGGGATTATGAATATGATGCGACCGGGCTTGTTCCATATTGCACCACCCCTAAACACGACAGAAGAAGAATTGAATGAATGTTTTAAACGAGTTTCTAACGCGGTTGTGTCTACGTCCATTAAATATGGATTATGAGCATCTACTATATTAATGATCACACGTTCCTTCAACACCAACTATCATTATGGGTAGACGGTAGAATTTAAAATAAATGAATAATAAACAAAAAAATCTGTTTAAAACTTTAAGATTGTTATAATTTCTAATCATAACAATAAACAAATGAATTTAACGTTTTCAACATTATTAAACATGTTTTCTTATACATATGCTACTAACAAGATGGTTTGTGGTGATGGAGTACCCTTATGTGGCGTCCTCGCCCTTCAGACTGGATACGGACCTAACGAATACGCTTCTATTGATCCATGTGTTCATGGCTTATGGCCTGAGACCGACTCATATGGAACATCCAAGTGTATAACACCGACTGACATTACGAATCCAACATCTCTTGCTTTGTGTTATAATAACGGTACAAATGATAATGTCCATCAACTAGACTTCGAACAACACGAGTGGGAAAAGCACGGTCTATGTTCCGGTACTAAGAACGCTGATGACTTCTTCTCTCAGGTCTGTGAAATGTCAACTGATCCTCTATCAATAATGACTATTTCAAAACAAATAGGTGGTGATATTTACGATATATCTGACGCATTGACTAATGCGGGGTATGAGGTATTCCATATCGATCTTCAATACTCCCAGATATATCTGTCAGCATGTGCCGGTCCAGATGCATTATGGAAGTTGTCATATAACATCGACTTTCAATATGTATGTGGGGCGTTATCATCACCGCAGGCGGCGGGCTGAATATACCCTTTTTTACTCGAATCGCCTTAAATTTACCGGTTTAGTTATATAATATTTGACAACCCGTTTTTCACATCTTTTCCATCCACTATTTTAATTTTTCAATTAATATTAAAATAATTTTTGTCACTTAACATAAAAAGAATGCAACTACTAAAAAATCTGATTACTGTCATATATACAGCACTTTATACATTTGATAATTCCACCAAGATCGAGCAATTCTTGAAGTTCGCTGTTGTATATGATAAACATTACGAAACAGAAACGGAAGCTGAAAATGCCTTTTATAATTTTGGTGCTAATATAGATAGGATTGAAGCGCATGATTCATTGGTCGAAGGATATGATATTGGAATTACGCAATTTGCTGATATGGGTACATTAGAGTTCGGAGAGTGGAAAAACAATGGTTGCTTTACTGAGAAACACGTCGCGGGTAGTAGATGTAAGATATTTGATTATTCAGGAGTCGTTGTTCCTGATTCTGTTGATTGGAGAACTAAAGGTGCTGTGACCCCTGTTAAAAATCAAGGGCAATGTGGTTCATGCTGGAGCTTTTCTGCGAGCGGAGCCATTGAGGGAGCGAATGCGATCGCGAGCGGTGATTTAGTATCATTGAGCGAACAGGAACTAGTAGATTGTTCTGTTAGTTACGGGAACAATGGATGTAATGGGGGTCTTATGGATTCCGCTTTCAGATATGTGGAAGACAATGGTTTATGTACTGAAGAATCGTATCCATACACATCGGTTGATACTGCTAAATGCATGGATGGTTGCGTCGATAGGGTTTCAGCGACTATGAGTTGTCATGACGTCCGTCCGTCTAACCAACTCGCCTTAAAAGAGGCTGTTGCTCGTGGTCCCGTGTCGGTTGCTATCGAAGCTGATACAACGGCGTTTCAGTTATATAAAGGAGGTATTTTAACATCCTCTAAATGTGGTACTAATCTTGATCACGGTGTTCTTGTTGTTGGATACGGAAGTGACGATAACGGAACAATGTATTGGATCGTCAAAAATTCATGGGGTGATAGTTGGGGCGAGAACGGGTATATCAAGATCGAGAGGAGTGAAAGTGATAATGATGGAGGTGTGTGTGGTATAGCAATGCAACCAAGCTTCCCACAGTTCTAATTTTTATATGTAAATCAACTATAAAAATTACTTAAGTCCGAGGTTATCAAACCCCTTCTTAATACCGTAAATTTGTCTCCAACAATCATTAACCGGGTGGTGTTTATCAACCTTCGGCAGCTGATATTGCTTTATACCAGCCAGATCTAGAACAGTACGCACATCTCGTGTATCCCAGAACTTCCACGGTGTGGGCATGTAACACAGTCGGAACGCTTCCGCTAAAATCACGCAGTCGAAGTCATCACCATTTGCCCATATTAATGGAGCTTTTTCACTATTGTGTTCTATGAAATCTCGTAATGTTTGAAGAGCTTCGTTGATAGAGACTCTTCCGTCCTTGTTCTCTAGAGCTTCCCATCTAATTTGTGGGTCTTGTTTACCCCACCATTGAATTGTCGAGTCGTCTACGTGCATTCCCTTCTCTTTGCAACTGTCAATGTCAATCTTCGTATAAAATGTTTTCATATCTTTTAGCTCCGGGGTAGGATTCTTCCTATCGAATTTAATAGCGCCTATACTAACAATTGTAGCATTGGAACGTGTACTTAATGTCTCTATATCAATCATAAAATTTGGTTGGTACATCGGGTTAATTATTACATTCAAATATAAAATGTAAAAAAAAAACATTTTTAACATCTGAATGTAATAAATGACCAATATATATACTTCAATTGGTATTACGTGTATTATACTATCTACCATAGTATTTATAGTTTATTATAACTCATCCGTAACAGTATTATCTGACGATGATAAGGATGATAAGGATGTTAAAGATGTAAATTATTTGACTATTGCTATCGGATTCTTGGCGATCGGCGTCAGTCTTTTAATGATTGGGATTAAACCATCAAATAGGTCACCCGTCGAACGCGAAAGACTTACACCAGTGAGCGGAGACGTAGGAGACCCTTACGATTCAATATTCGATGTATAATATCTATATAAACCAATTTAATCATATCACCATATTATATTGAAGACCAATCAAATGTTTCAACCAAATCCATATACCCCTATTGTAAATGGACGATACTTCGATAAGACGACCGACCTGTCGGAATTAAGAAAATCGATGGATTCGAGTTCTGCCAATATTCTATGGCCGATTTTACGACGTCTCCTAATGGATACGAAACGCACCCTAGTTCGCTATCAGATTGTTCGGATCGCCCACCTGTCAGTCACAGATTTCGAACTTGATATTGTGATACGCGCATCTTATACCCCGTATCGAGGCGATGTACTAGACCATCGATTGTCTGATTTCTGCTTCACGTTAAACCAAACATATCCATGGTTACCGCCCGTTAAGATGACTGTAGACGGGATCGCAATCTCACATGAGAAATATGCGCGGGACACGGGTTGTTTTTACTGCATGTTGTACGCTTCAAATACATGGTTACCGCAAAATTTCCTGACTTCCCGCATCGTTGAATACGTGGCAATGAAAAGAGATTACATAGATGCGATCAGGCGACGGGTTGGGAGAGAGAAATTGTTAATGTATCGAATTGAATTACCGGAAGTCATTATTGATGATATAATTGAATATTTATAGAAGATGTGAGCTTAACGGATATGATCGAATCGTTTTTTATTAAATAACCACCTTAATTCGAAGAGTATTTAAAATAAGCTTAAAGATAGGTTGAATAGTTATAAAAGATGCCTATTACCAAAAATGATTCAGTAAAGAAGCCCCGTGCTTCCAGAAAAACTAAGAAAGTTGTTGTCGAGGAGGAGGTTGTTGTCGAGGAGGAGGTTGTTGTCGAGGAGGAGGTTGTTGTCGAGGAGGTTAAAACACGAACCCGTGCAGCTGTAGTAGACAGAGAGTCCGTTTTCGCAGATGCCGACGCGATCATGAATCTTATCTCCGCTGAGATAACTGCTATCAGATCGGGTGACAAGCCCAAGGGTGTCAGATTTCTGACTGGTCTGAACACAAAGATGTTAAAGCTTCAGAAACATTCAATGCGTATCGCGAAGGGAAAGGCGAAGAGGTCGACAACCGGGAATAATAACTCCGGTTTCCTCAAGCCTGTCAAAATCTCTAGTGACATGGATGATTTCACTGGTTGGAATCCCGATGAACTTCACTCGCGCGTTGATGTGACTAAATACATTTGTCAGTATATCAAGGATAATGATCTTCAGTATCCAGAGGATAAGCGTAAGATTATTCCAGATGCGAAGCTCCTGAAGCTCCTCGACTTGAAGAAGGACACTGAACCAATTCCTTACTACGCCATTCAGACACATATTAAACACCACTTCGTCTAATGTGTATAGTTTTTAGAATTAGATAAATAATTATCAAATTCTAAAACTGATATTAACATATAATATGTTATACATAAAACAAACATGGGTATTAAATCTAATTACAATAAATTTTTAAAGGAATACGGCGGAGAACATCTGTTCAAGAATTCCCATCTATCAGAGTTTAGGTTTAAAAAAATAGCAATAGATACATCTATCTATCTATATAAATTCAAGGCTTGTATGGGTGATAATTGGATGAACGGGTTTTTTAACATGGTACAAGCTATGCGCAGACATTTAATTCATTGCGTGTTCATTTTTGACGGGGTGGCTCCAAAAGAAAAGAACCTTGAAAGAGTCAAACGTAACGAATCGAAGTTGAAACTACAACAAGATATAAAAATATTCACAGACGAGATCGCCGAGTTTCATAAAACAGGTATAGTTACAGATTTTCTAAATAATAAAGTGGGTGAGGAGAAACCATTTGATATTTCAGAAGCCGAAAGTCTTTTGGACAAAAAACAGTCACATAACTTCCAAATCCATTCGTCTGATTTCGTATCCATTCGATCGTTATTAGATATAATGAAAATCCCGTATTACACAGCAACAGAAGAAGCAGAGAAGTTCTGTTCCCAACTTTGCATAAATAATCTAGTTGATGCTGTTCTATCTGACGATACAGATGTCATGGCGTATAAATGCCCGGTTGTTCTTTCTAAACTGAATTCAAACAATGGATCATGTGTCGTTGTTCGTCACACCGAACTATTAGAAGCATTGGAACTATCGCCTGCCCAATTCCTCGATCATTGTATCATGTGCGGGACAGACTATAATAATAACATTCCGAAAGTCGGTTCCGTTACATCGTATAATTATATCCGTAAATACAAAACGATCGAATCAATTCGAACTGAAGGTGGATTGGATATTACATGCTTGAACCATGAACGTGTCAGAGTTCTTTTCACTGAATTTATCAATACAGATGTGACGAATGTTCCATACTGCGGAATACCTGATTTCGATAAATTAAGTCAGTTCTCTCATGACAATGGTATGTTTTTGAACATCGAAGATTTCAAACAAGTTTTTAGTGAATGGATTATTTTTAATTGAATTATTATTTTTTATTGAATTATTATTTTTTTCTAGTAATAATTAAAAGAAGATGGAAACACAATATATAATTAATGGTACAACTTCGAGTAAACAAAAGTCGGATAAAACACTATGGGGGCAATTATTATGGTTCTCGCTTCATAACGGGGCATTAAACTATCCTGTATTGCCTACTGATCGCGATATGAAAGATATGGTTGGTTTTATTCGAGCACTTCCTTTGATGATACCATGTGATGAATGTAAAAACCACGCTGATCGTTTCATAAATCAATTAACAGAAGATCAATTATTAAATGCTTCAAGAACCCCTGAAAGTTTGTTTCATTTTTTTTGGTTATTTCACAACGACGTCAATCAGCGACTCAACAAACCAACTATTACACTTAAAAAGGCATATGATATATACATGAATGATCCGATATCTGCGGTGAGAAATTGTATGTTATTTCGATAATTCTATCACGGAGGTGTGCACCATGCTTCAAAATTATCACTACCGGTTTCCAATCGCATTAAAACACATACATTTGCTATAGTCTCGGCTGTTTCTATAGCATCCTCTATCACATCCTGTTCCATCAATGGAAATTTATAACGATAATTGATACGGTTATGTCCGTTTACCGTCGCGTGGACAATATCAATAACCATGTCCGATATTAACCAACTGTAAACACCCCCAATGTATTTTTTCGATTTCTTTTCGATTTCCTTTTCTACACGAACAATCGTTTTTTTCTCGATTTCGGATCGTACACGTTTCTCGATAATCGTTCTCGTTTCTCCGATGATAGCTTCCTGTATCATAGGCGGTGTATTTTCTATACTAGTTGCTATATTATTCATACATAATTGACTAAGTGACATTATATTATCATGATATTGATAATATAACAGTAATTTCGTTTTTATTTACTTCTTTCCTCGTCTCTTTTGAAGACTTGTAGGAGCGGCTGTAATAAAACCAAGTTGTTCTTCGCATTTTTGTAAATCGGGAACATTGTAAGGGGAGATGTCAACTGTAATACGTTTAAGAACACCGTCAATATCGTCATACGTAATACCTAAATCTCTGGAAATCCATTCAGGGGAGAAGTCGCGATTGTTAATTTTTAAGGACTTATTTTTTTTATAATCTGATGATGATACCATTTTTATTATTATTATTTATTTTATTTGTCAATAATTTTATGTTACAAGACCAAGTCTGCCTTTTATTTATAAGAATATGTCTATAATTCTCGCTATTACTTCAACATTAACGCAATCGCGAGAATTATAGAAATCGCAACGCTGAACAAAGAAAGCCATACGGCCATATCACTTTTACAGTTTCCGTTTTTGTCGAAAAGACATTTTCCAGACTTGGTTTTTTCTATACCTACCAAGTCACCCATAAGCTTCGCGAGAGGTCGGTCGCGTGCGGCATCGTCGGCGGTACCAAGAGAGCAAACACCTGTTTCCCCTGTAAGTTTGTCACAATCATCGAATCTGTTAAGACAATAGGACTGTAAAGCGGGTCCTACTGTTGGGATTCCATGTAATGGGTCGACTGTTCCACAGCAACTTTGACATGTTGCATTTGGGTCTGGTGTACAATCTGTACATTTGGCAAAATCGCAAGCATATGACGCAAGTATCTGACGGTCACCTTTGGCAAGTGTAACGGCTTTCTTTAAAACAGCACACACATCTATATTTTCTAAAGACATAATTTATAATAATTAGATATTTTTTTTTTTAAGTTTTTAACTCATCTTCATGTGTTTTATTTGTCATAAAATCTATGCGTAAACTCTCCGTGTCTGGTTCTTCCCCTAGGTGACCATACTTACCTTCGAGTACTTCTATTTTAAAGTTCATTATAGTCACACATATCTGATTTATGAAAATTTGATAGTCGTCGGACGCACCTAACTTTCGAAGGGACTTGAAATTGTTCTATAAATTTCAAGTGTTTATAATTAATACAGTAAGTAGTTTCATTCTATCTTTGGACTATAGTCTTTGTCCATCTGGCGTTCGACAGCGTCGACATCTTCTTGTGTTAACTTATCTTTTTCAATAGATTCTTTTTTCGCAATATCAACTTTAACTTTGTAATTATCAGTAGCTGCTTTTGATTGGTTTGTGTAATCTTTGTTGTTTGGAGTTTTGAGCTCACGCAATGCCCTACTCTTAGATACTTTCTCCACAAGTAACTTATTGTAGAGCCGATCTGCAGGTGTTTTACCTTCCTCCTTCACATCATTTTTACGATCGATATCTTCCCTAATTTCCTTAATTTCCTTTGCGAGTTCTTCAATAACCTTTTCATATTTTATATTCTTAAGCAGAGCTTCATTTTCGGCATTTTTATTGTTCTTGGTGGTCGCCCATTTAAATAACCCGCGTGCAATCACTAAAACAAGAGTTGTGCATAATGTAATTACGCCGTATAGCGTGAATGCACAGCTCCACGAAGCCCATCCACTAGGTCCGGATTTCTTCTTATTATGACAACTTTGTGGGATGGTTCTTTTGCATGTCCCGTTATCTGTGTCACAAGTATCATTTCCATCACAATCATCGTCATAAACACAGTTTTGTTTGTATGCTGCACCCCATGTGCATTGTTTGTCCTTGTTACACGTTGCTGATGTAGAATATACAGGACAATCCACTCTAGTAGCACAACTATTAGTAGCTGTATTTGCGAGATTCGCTCCTGCACCTAACATGTCAGCGATAGCTTTCTCTATTTCACTAAGACCTGTAAACAGTTCTTTTATAACCCCTCCGAACCCAATAACAAGGATACCAATAATTACCCATTTTATAATCATTGCGTAATTATGAGAACTTTTTGGTTTATCGTATTTCGAACTAGATGATATTTGCTTATCCATTTATTCTTACAACTTATTATATTTATTATTTTGTACATCCAGCTCCATTAACTGCTCCTATTGTACCAACTGCTAAAGCTGTTACTGTGATAGCGGCAGCCGCCCCCCAACCGACAGGGGGTGGTATGAACAAGGCCATTGCAGCCATTGGGAGTGCAGCCGAAAAAAAACCCGCAAATCCACCCCCTGTACTCTTCTTACATTTGGGAGGGGGGGGGGGAATCAACTGATAATCCACTCTTGACCGAACATAATTTGTATATTCGTCGAACGAGATATTGTTACCCATTCCCTTCACGAATCCAACCCATCCACCTGCATATGGTCCATGGCTATTTAAGAGATTTTGGAATGCATTCGCGTCCACTCTCATACCATTAACGCTATATGTTCCATTGCAGAAATATATCAGTATCGGAGATTGGGGTCCGATACCCATTCTAGCGAAGAAATTTGCCGGATGGGATGTATTCATGTCTTCTATATTTTCATAATTATACCAACCGCCAGCATCCAATAATGTACCTGTCTTAGATGCTGGTATATTAAATGAACTATCACCATCCTTTACAGTCGTTGCTGACCATTTTCCACCCAACCAGTAAATGATTAATTGCATCCATGACTGTGTATCGGAATCGGACGGGTATACATCAGACCCCTCATTGAGTTGGTCATCTACGCTAACACTAATCCTCCCCCAAAATGCATCATCCTTCTCATCCTTATCTTTCTCAAGGTTTAAAACCAATGGTTTATTATTCCGAACAACGGTAAAATTATTATTATACCAATCATCAAAAATTGCATCGCCTGTATTAAGTTCAGGTTTGATAGATTCACATAACGATCTCGGTGTTACGCAACCATGTGGAGTTCCGTCATTATCATTGTAAGTTGCATATGACATTATATCACCAAAAATAAAACTCTGTTGTTGCTGAGTCATACCTTGTGCTGGTTTAACATTTAACGAACTTATTTCATATAATAGTTTACTATGGTATGCGGCCAACATGTAAAATAAGTTAAATTTTTCATCGTAATTTATGTTTTCTTTATTATACGCAGAACCCGTATATGTTTTCCACCAGTCAAACGTTGATTTATATTGCACCCTGATTGTTACAAACTGTAAAATAATATATAACACAAAGATTACAATAAGAACGATAATAATTCTCTTACCCGTTGGTATTTTACTGTCTTTGCATATTGTCGTACATGTTCTTATTTCATCCATTTTTATTATATCTAATAAAAATATTATTTTATAACCAGATTATATATATATTAACGACTAAGTAAAATAGTACCCAGAATATAATAGTACATCCATTGGCCCTATGCCTACAGTTAGATGTGTATTTAATAAGGTGTCGTGCGTCGAAAAATGGAATCTCCACTGGAATGAATGCTAACTGTACATATATCGGTAGAATTGTAGCTCCACGGAACGAATTATCGTGATCCTTCAACCAGCAATAACACTGGTACATCATAAAATATGAGTCATTTCGTGTATATTTTTTAACCCCTTTGTAATACAATGACGACTGAACATATGGCCATATCTCAAGTGTTTCCATTAGAGCATCTCGGAGTTTGAGGATATGAGGGTTCTTTTGTGACGGAACAGCAATGAGCCAATTTTCCATGAATTCAGCATCGTATGCCTGACACGCAAAATACGAGTCAGTTGGACATCCCTTGACGAACTCACTCAACCAACTGAGATCCCTATTCAGGAGAATCGTAGCATCCATCCACACGCCTCCGTATTTATATAATAAACCCAATCTAATTATATCCGATTGCATTTGGGGTGGAATAGAACTGAAATTAGATGGTAAATTAAGATTATGACGGGGGAGAGTTGTTTCGGATACAACTTCGAATTCCCATTTACTCCCTTGTTGATTCAGAATTGTCTTCCAGCTCATCATACATTTTCGGTAAATATCGTCGGTTGGACCTGTCCAGTAAGTCCACACTTTTAGAGGCAAGTTCATTTTTACTATTTGACCTCTTTAATCTTAAGTATTGTTTGAAATATATTGTAGAACGTTTGACGATGACTAAAGTACCTAAACATTTGGTATATATAATTATAAAATGAAACCAAATATTGTATTTAATTATATCATGACGTCTCTCATAATCATACTTAATATAATGCCGAGTTTCAATCGACTCGATGTTTTTTGGATGTTATATACACTATTATTCATAGATAAAATCAAGAGTGTGAAAGAGGAATATAGATTACCTATTATAACGACTGCTCTATTATGTAAAACGACACGGATCATGTTAGTGTCGATGCTATTTATACCCATTGTATTGATGGGTGGATATGATTATTTCAGACTTACGAGTTTTCATATATTCAAGACATGTCTTGATACGCAGTTTTTAGGATATTCGAAGCCTACTACACCGACCATATACGTTGCTAATTACCCAGCCAATTTGATAGAATATAAATTGTTTCCATTACTTGCCGATAAGATATGCATTGTTATTTTTTCAGGAACCAAAATATCACATTTTCTAAATAATGTATTTGGTGCCGATCGAATAATATTCGTTACGAAAGGAGGTGAGTTCGAAAGAGTACAAAAACGGATTCAACAGAAAATAAACGATGGTTATACAGTGTTTGCATATGTAGAGAAAGAATATTTCAAACGTAAAAACGCGTATTCAATATCTAGACTCAGTACTGGTATGTTTAATATCGCGCATAATATCGGGGCTACTATAACACCGTTAGTATGTGATCACATCGAACACGTAGCCGGTATAATGACAAGTCGGAGATTCAGAGTTTACATCGGTGAAACTAAAGAGGTAACAGTTCCGTCCGAAACCGTAAAGGATGTCACGAAATTGTTCCAGCGGACACTTAGAAAATTTTCAATTAAGTAGCATCTATATACAATTTCTCTATTATAAAATGAAATATATAATATGGACTTACTGGTCAGGGACTAAAGATAGTATTTACAACGAGTGTCAATTTAGTTGGAGAGATAAATTACGATATAGCAGATGGGTCGTAAAGAGATTGAATCCGACTAACATACATAAATACGGGCTTGACTTACCGACCAATTTCAATTCATTAATTCCGGCCCATCAATCCGATGTCGTACGTCTTGGTTTGCTATACAAATACGGAGGTATTTGGATGGACTCAACTATATATCTAAATAGAGGACTTGATTGGGTGTTAAATGAAGTGGATGTTACATCGACTGATTATTACATGTGTAAATGGGATTACCTAAATTATCCTGAAAATTGGATGATAGTATGTCCAAAACCATTGAACGAAAATATACTGAAATGGAGAAATGCTCTTTTAGAAACTATAGAAGTATATCCGAATGTGACCAGTACCAAATATTATTCAGATTTCAAAAGTATTACGGTAGACGATAATTACTTCATGATGTACCAGATTTACGGGTATCTTATACATAAGGATAAGACGTTTAAAAAATCATGTGTGTTATCACCGATGTACTGGGTTTTTATACCGTTACAGTTACCACTTGATTTTGACCCGCGCCCGTTCATAAAATACACAGGTGATGGTAGACGGAAGAAATATATATATAAATGGATTTCTATCGTCGTGATGTGTGTAGTATACTTCAAAGTACGTTTAATGAGTTTAGACTAACATTATATAATATAATTCATATTAAGTTTATCCATGATCGATATCAAACGCCTATCCATACGATCCTGCATTGACGGTTTAGTTGTATCGAAATGTAAATGAGTTATTTTCATCTCTTCCAAGCACTTATTTCCGTACCAGCGTTTTAGATTTTCTTCCGAATTGGATGGACAGTTGTATTCCTTGTCTCTCAATGTACACAATTCAAGGGAATTTATATGGTCTTTATACAACCACATTTTTGGCCACATTATTGTGGCCAAACCAGTCATTCTTAATTTACGGGAATTGTTCTCGTCGTCTATGAATATAAATATATCAACAAACGCTTTGGTATTCGTATCTATTATCTTAATCAAATAATCATTATCCTTTACTTTAATATTTTCATGGTCGACGAATAATCTTACTATATCATCATATGTTTCTTTGATATTTTCGTTGCAGTATATACCCACATCGGCGTCGTCATCCCATGGGATAATATCACCATGTCTTTTAGAACCAAGTAATGTACCGGCAAACAGAAAAGGTTTGTAACCATTGCTTTCCAGAACTTCAATCGTTTCATCTAAACACGTTATTATATTATCATGTAAGTACTCGTTCTTACTCCTCCAATATTCAACCGATAACAATGTTTGATTTCGGAAAGCAAAACATATAGTTATAAAACAAGCTATGAAAACAAGTAATAAAAATATTGTCATTTTATATATAAACAAAAGAATTCTTTATATAAAATGAAAGATACAAATACTGAATTTTGGGATAATTTCTATTTACAAAAACACATCACTATTGAACACGGAAGTTCGTTCGCCGAGTACGTGAAGAGCGAACATACGTCTAATAAACAGGGGTATAAAATCATCGATCTGGGCTGCGGAAATTGCAGAGACGCTAATTACTTGTCAAATGATCATAACACTGTATACGCTGTTGATAAATCCGGTTCTAATGATGTAGCGAATTCAGATGTTATTTTTTTTAAAGAAGATGTATATGATTTTTTGATAAATTGTAAAGATACAGATGTAGATCATGTATATATGAGATGGTTCTTACATGCTCTTCCGTATGAAAAGTCGCGTGAAATATTCAAACTAAGCGCTAGTTTGTTACATAAGGGGGGTCTGATATCTGTGGAAGTTCGGTCTAAAAATGATAAGAATCTTACCGATAAAAGTATTTATGATCATGCGGATAAATCTTATAAAACCACCCATAAGCGATGGTTATATGACAGGGATTTACTGGAAAACATGGCGTCTGAAAATAATCTGACAATAGTTCATTTTATAGAAACAGCCGACTTATCTGTAAATAAAGAAACTGAAACTGAAAATCCATTACTTATACGTTGTATATTTTCAAAAAAGTAATTTATATATCACGAAAACACGAAAATATATTTATACTTTTTTTACGTCTAACTTTATTCACTAAATCTCTCTGCTCTAAATCCAACTTCAATTTATGTGCCATGTGATACTGAATGATCGATCGTTGTGCTGCATCCAGTGACGGAGCTTTGTTTTCCTCCAAGTGAATTAAATCGGTCCATTTAGATATAATATGATGTTCGTCTAAAACGAATGCTTCTATACGACTCGAACTAGAAGCATTCGTTGTAAGTGGTGACCTACATAACGAACAATTTTTAGCACACGGAGATTTTACCGTAAAACAACCAGAGTGTATGAAATGATTCCCGCATTCGTATGGGGCAATAACTTGGCGACCATCCATTTCATCCAGACATATAGGGCATTCACCAAATGCCTTATAATTATTACTTAATATTCCATGAAACGGGTTGTATCGCATCGTTTTATCTTTTGGTTCTTTCATGTTTAATGAATAAAGTTATTTCCATATATATCAAAATCAATACATTGGTTCTATTAGTATAAAATCGAAAAATCATATATGATATTAAATAATATAATATTTACAAAATATTGTCGTACTGGAATTATGTCTATTAAATATTTACCATATTCTGTGTTTGTTTTTTATGACTTAAAATCATGTAAATGGAAGCAGCATGAGAATTTTAGTCCATGTGATAATAACGAAGTTGAAAAATATTACCATGTGTTGAAAATAAAAAAACATGCTCGTGGTTTATTAGTTTTTGGTATAACTGATCATGCTTTACGCAGAATAACACAACGAAAAATTAACAATGATATGGTAGCGCATACTTTAAAATATGGATTAGTAGAGAGTGAAGGACCGCAAAAATTCTGGGATATAGAAGGTAGAAAGGTATTCACTTGGAAAAATATGGTTGTTGTTACCAATTACAACCAGAATAGAATAGTAACCGTGTATTGGAAGATCGACGAATGGAGTAATTTAAAACAAGACGAAAAAAATTATATACAGATGAAGACTAGACGAAAATGGTGTAAGAAATATGCTAGATTTTATAATAAATTAATATTTTGTTAGCGTGTAAACCAACGTGTACTGTTATATAAATAATTTAATACAAATAAAGTATTAAATTGTACCATTCTATAGAAACGATAGTTTTAGAACTATAGACCATAAGAATGATTTCATTTATGTAAATTACAAACAGAATTCTCTGGTATGTCTCCACCGACGCTTTCGTTTCCGCAGTTAAAACCACGTCCTTTGTTTTTACGAGGGTCACACGTGTCGAAACACCAACAGTGATCATCACCCGGAGTGCATCTATTCCCTCCTTTCACCCCTCCTTTGATTGAATGTCTCAGCGTGAACGGGCGATCAGATGTCACACATTCACATATGGAGGGTTGTAGCTGAGGGTTTACCATGGTAGCGTACGGTTGATGGATTGGTTCGTTACGGTAATAGTTATATTGACCGTAAGGAGTTAGAGGGTTAGTGTATTGACCGTAAGGATTTAGGGGGTCATAGTTATATGGACCGTAAGGATTTAGGGGGTCATGGTTATATTGACCGTAAGGATTTAGGGGGTCATAGTTATATGGACCGTAAGGATTTAGGGGGTTATAGTTATATTGACCGTAAAAATTTAGGGGGTCATAGTTATATTGACCGTAAGGATTGTAATACGGTGAGTAATAACTACCTGTATAAAATTTGTGTACGCTGGGTGAAGTAGACATTTTATTATATATTTTATTAAAATATTTTACATTATTATTATTATGAGATTTGTAGTAAAATATACATCGTCTTTAGTTACCCCCACTGTGATCACTCCACTCCATACACGGTTATGATGTCTCAGGCGTATACCATTCACACTCCGTGAAGGTAGTGTGATTGTATGTACGATACTGGTCGATTGTATCATCGTTGAATTTACACCGAGTAAACACCGTACCTATTAAATTGTAATGTGTCATGCAACATCCTCGAAAATCACAGTCGGTGAAACCTTCCGAGTTCCAAGGCCCTATATAACTCCAATCATCCTCCAATGCCGGTCGACATGTCTCGAAATTTCCATTTCCGTTTCCATTTCCTATGTAGTTATGGAAAAACCAACAACTGTTTCCATCCTCCGAGAATGCAAACCATCCATTATGACCAACACTTCCATCCCAATCAAACCCAAAAATCCGCACTTCGCCAGATGACGTATTGGAGTATAAATACTCTCTGATATTCTTTTCCATTATACTACGGGGCATACTTAATACCTATATATCAACATATAAAATCATTTTATTAAAATGATTAAAAATGATTTCTCAAAGGGTTTTATATAAAGAGATGTGCGAATGGGAGTGAATCGCAAGTACATATCCAGTCAGTTTCACAAGGTTGTTTGGCCGAGTTGGTTAAGGCGTTACACTTGAAATGTAATCCCGTAAGGGTCATAGGTTCAAATCCTGTAGCAACCGTTTGTCCAAGAGTGGTGAGGCACTTTAAAACTCAACCGGTCGGCAGAGTACCCAAGTCTGGTCAAAGGGGGCAGGCTTAAGATCTGCTGCATTACGCTTCACGGGTTCAAATCCCGTCTCTGTCAAAATGGTGAGGCACTCAAAAACTCAATCAGCTCTTGTGGCCAAGTGGTAAGGCGTCGTACTTGTAATACGAAGATCGGTGGTTCAATTCCGCCCGGGAGCAAAGTGGTTGGTCTTTACACTTTAAAAATTAAGATTATTGGTTCCTTAGCTCAGTTGGTAGAGCGAACGACTGTTAATCGTTAAGCCGACGGTTCGATCCCGTCAGGAACCGAGTGGAGGCATCACTAAAAACACGACCCGCAGTAGATCCCTGCGATATAAAAATCAAATAGCCCCCGTGGCGCAATGGATAGCGCGTTGGACTTCTAATCCAAAGGTTGCGAGTTCGATCCTCGTCGGGGGTGTTTCTAGTTTCCCGAATCCTTAGTGGATTCGGGACCATAGTGTGGTATACTCTAAATACCAAGATTTATACGACGATTTCGCACCTACTCGGTTAGCTCAGTTGGTAGAGCGCACGACTTTTAATCGTGTGGCCACGGGTTCGATCCCCGTACCGGGTGTTGGAGGGAACGGTCTTAAAAATGATTTTCCTAAAGGATTTTCAAGAAGAAGGCATGGGAGTGACGTTATCAGTTCCCGTAGCTCAGCTGGTCAGAGCGTACTGCTTATACACACAAGTATACTTTTTGTGGATTCAAATCCACGGGTGCAGAAACGGTAAAGTCGCGGGTTCAATCCCCGCCGGGAACAAACCACCCTCCGGGGTGTTGGAGAGATAGTGGCGAGGCACTTTAAAACTCAACACAGGGATTGTAGTATAACGGTATTACAGTTGTAACGAACGCCTCAATCGCCACGCTCGGGTTAGTTACAAAAGAAGTGAGTTCAACACTCACCGATCCCACGGTAATGCATAAGTCGCCTAATCGCCACGTTCGGGCTCATGCATTACCGTTTTGAGTGATGAGGCACTTTAAAACTCAGAAGAGTGGTGGTGCACTTTAAAAACCACAGCTCTAATAGTGTAGGTGGTTATCACGTCCGGTTTTGATTCGGTCAACCGAGGTTCGAGTCCTCGTTGGAGCATAGTGTCTAAAAGAGTGTGGGACACTTTAAAAACCACTTAACCGACTTAGAGAAGTAGTTATCTCGCCCTAGTTACACATGGGAGATCGCAGGTGCAAATCCTGTAGTCGGTATCGGAGTGAACGGTCTTAAAAATGATTTTCGGATATGATTTTCAAGAAGAAGGCATGGGAGTGACGTTATCAGTTCCCGAATCACCAACTGTGATTCGGGAGGACGGGGGAGCCGGAACGGGCCACTGCGGCTAGGACAACTTTGACTTCTTTATCAGGATAGTTGAAGCCGTATCCGGCGGGGAGGTGGAAGGATGGTGTGCAATCAGTTGTGGAAAATACTTGGATGTTGGTATAAGATACGACGATTAGGGAACTAAATTGGTAATGCTATTTGTGCGCAAATACGATCCGAAACATCATACGGAGATTTCGGGCTGATGGATGGTAACAGGCTTGGTTCCTGTCGTTCGTCGTGTAGTAACAAAGGTTATTCCCGCTAAGGATAACCTGTATTCGGGGTTCAAAAAGGATTCGCGTGGGTCCCGCAGTAACATTGGATCGGTGATTAAGCTGGGTAGCACCAGATTTTGACCCGATCCAATCGGATAATGTGGATCCATGTGGTTATTCTAATGAGTTTTGAAGACAGTGAATGCGATGATAGTCCGGTAACAGATGGTTAGGCGGATACTAATTTCCAAGGGGGTGGGATGGGGAGGAACCGACAGGGTACCCAAGTCAGGTCAAAGGGGTCAGACTCAAAAATCTGATGCATTAAGCTTCGCGGGTTCAAATCCCGTCTCTGTCAAGTGGTTGGACTTTACACTTTAAAAATTAAGAACCACTCCCCGCGAGTCAGCCCAGATTCGAAACATCAACTTTCACAACCCTCACTTCGGTGAAAACTGAGACGAAAGTCTTTCCTCTGAAAACAACACCTATTAAGGGAGGGGTGTTTCGGAGGAAGCGGAATCAACCGCATATTGGGGACGATCTAGAGTGGTGAGGCACTTAAAAACTCAAATCCCGTATGATGTAGGTGGTTATCATACCTGCTTTTCACGCAGGATTCCCGGGTTCAAGTCCCGGTACGGGAAAAGTGTTTGGTCTTTACACTTACAAAATTAAGACTATTTACTCGGTTAGCTCAGTTGGTAGAGCGCACGACTTTTAATCGTGTGGCCACGGGTTCGATCCCCGTACCGGGTGTTGGAGAGAGAGTGGCGAGGCACTTAAAAACTCAACCAGTTCCCGTAGCTCAGCTGGTTAGAGCGTACTGCTTATACACACAAGTATACTTCAGTGGATTCAAATCCACCTTCGATGCAGTGAAATGAAACGGTAAAGTCGCGGGTTCAATCCCCGCCGGGAACAAACCACCCACCGGGGTGTTGGAGAGATAGTGGCGAGGCACTCAAAAACTCACTCAACCGATTTAGCGTAGATGAAATCACAGGTTCGACTCACACCTTTATCAACAAAACCAAAAGCCCACTCAAATGACTAAAAACAGTCATTTGAGTGGGCTTTTTTGCGTTTATAATGAAAAATATGATAAACACGTAGTATTTACATTAAATATCTTTTTTGTCATTCATCGACAAAAAACATATTTAATGTAAAAAGCATGTATAATAAATAACTAAAATGAGTAATATTATAAGAACGTGTAACATAGTCAAGGATATAACTCTTGTATATCTATCAGATCGTGACCAAGACACTGATTTAAATTCGAAGTCCAAGTCCCTCAAAAAACTCGCTTCTGTATTTTCATCGTACGGTGGGGTGCTCGGTAAAATAGCTCAAACACTCTCTCTAGAAAATCAACAATCAAATGTATATGACAACGTTCGGTCATTTGCGTCTGACGATACTCACAAATATGTGACTGACGTGGTACTCAAAAGCGATGATTTTAAGAATATTACAGTTGAAAATAGTATATATATGAACGGGAGCCTTGGTCAGGTGTATAAAGGACTAGATCAATATGGAAAACAGATAATTGTAAAAGTAAAATATGTCAATGTTGACGAAGAAACAAAAGGAGATTTAGGAATTGTCAAATTATTAATTAACTATTTGATGTCGGCAAACCACCTTCAAAACGCTTTGATAGACATAAACGAGAAAATGCTAGAGGAACTCGATTACAGTATTGAAATTAGAAATCAAATAACTATTAAAAAAATATGGGATGTTCAATCAGCTCAGATACAAATACCAACCGTGTACCCTGATTTGTGTTCTAATAATGTCATTGTAATGGAATTCATGGAAGATTTCAAAAGCATGCGAGAATTCCTAGCAGAATCTAACCAAGACGAAAAAAACAACATTGGTAATCTCATACTTGAATTTGTATTCGAAAACTTATACCAACACAACATATTTTATTCAGACATTCACTATGGTAATTTTTTAATAAAAGATAACAATACTCTTTGTGTATTAGATTTTGGATGTATTACGTATTACGACGATGATATGATTTCAAACCTTAAAACTATCCATGAAAAAATATACAATCAAGACAAGGATGGGTTTTTCGAGATAATGACTACGATAGGGATACTAATGGACAACACTAGCGACGAATCAAAAAGTTACTGTTATGACTTTTTTAAGTTACAATACGAACCGTTGTTGAAAGACGGGTTTGTTTTAACAGATGAATGGGTTGATATGGCTGGAGAAAAAAATACTGAATTGATGAAAGAATGGGGTTTGCCTCTTGGATTTATATATTTACACAAGATTCCATACGGGATGTATCACATATTAGCGAAAATGAATCTACAAGTAGACTGCGGGAAACATTTATACGATAATTACGTAAATCCAATACATGGAAAATGAATTGATGGTTGGTTTTCCAAATAAAAACCGTCATGACGAACATCATCAAGTCCAAACTGGACGAATATATTATCGGCTGTATTGCAGCCGGACGAGGGGAGCTAGACGAGATGGTGGAGAATTTTACGGACACGTGGGGTGAGGGAACTAGTGGGTTTATATGCAAGTGGGATCGACAAATGTCGTGGGAGGATAAGCGGTTGTTCGACCACTACAGTCATGATCTGCGTTATGGACTTACTGCGGACAAGATAATCCTGAACAATATAGCCTCGACGTCGCTGAGTGCGGGCGACAAGTTGACATTCGCCAGGCTTATGGTTGACACGTTTGTGGGGAACAGGGTGTCGAAAAAGCTAGCGACTGAAATGGAAGAGATCAATAAGAAGGGCGCGAGCCCTTGGCAGCTCGATTGGGAGCACCGACAGTACGACAAGTATTACGGGATGTCAACAACTACTAACATATATATAAAGGAGAAGCGCGAGCAAGAGCTCAAGACTGCTACGGCGTCTTGGGTTCAGAGAGAGGGTCCCGGAACTTTCCAGGTTCGCGAGGCATTAAATCCATTGGAGACAGTGCGAGATAACGAAGATGTCGAGGCCCAAATATCTGAGATTAAAAAGACGAAGGCCGAGCTTCAAATGATTCGCGAGGAGCGGAGCCAGCTGAAGCTCGGCATTTCTAGAACAATTGAGAGCATCGAGGAAAAGGAAGCGGCGACGAGCTTGGTGCTGGCCAGCGAGAGGGAACATCGGGAGGAGGTGGCTGCCGAGGCCGAGTCGGACGCGCTCAGCACGCACTACCAATCCGAGGAGAAGGTCGCGGAAGTGGAGAGAGAGAACGAGAGGGTTAAGGGAGAACCTGACATCAGGGGGTTGACTTCGTCGATGAATCTTGTGTCATCGCCGGTTGCAATTACAGGGGGGAGGATATCCCCAAGCACCTCGTCAACGACAACAACCTCGGTACCGCATGGTATTTTTGCCGTGAAAACCACTGCCACTTCATGACCAACCAGAAGGCGTATCTCGGAGATCATTGAATGCACGTCCACGGTATTGATGTCGCGGGCACGGCAATCGAATGGTCGACGCACAAGGTACCTCCCTACTACACGCTGAGTCCCACATGATTTTTTTCACAATCTCGTGGTTATGTAGATCTTATATCCGCGAGGCTGAAAGAGATCAGTAAACGTACCGGGAGATACGGCGAGCTATCACGTGAGTTGCTGGACTTATACCGTCGAGAAGCAGATGTTGAACACTATATCGATGAGGGTAGTTTTAAATATACATTAAACCAATAACAAGTTAATAATTATCGCACTGTGAGGGGTCAAATATATACCAATTCACATGAACTTACGTAAAATATCAGTGGTAATTATATTTCCAATTAAAAATATCTTTCTCGCATGTAATAAATGCGAGAAAGATATTGTATGAAAGGAGACTGTTCTGATTCATGGCCGCCGTGGAGCGAGGACAGCGATTGTTCAAGTAGACCTTGTGCTGTAGATTGTTACACTAAAACATCAAGTGGTTCTAGAAATTATTGTAATTTAATAAAATATTTAAAGACTGATCCATCTAACAGATGTTTACCTACCGAACGTATTTGCAATGTTGAAGATACGTTAATTGCACCATTTTGGGGTAATGATTATTACAATACAACAGGAATTCGTTTGAACCAATATGTTAATGGTCAAACTGGTTGTATTGTAGGCTTAGATTACGATAGTAATTATGTAGGTTCGGGAACCATTACACCTGCATTAGTCGGAGATGGCTGGTTACCCATATCTTTAACAGATAACCTTGCGATTGTTCATGATTACCATTATTATTTTACATGCGGAGAACAAGAAAGTATTTGGGCTGATGAATCTCTGTATAATAATATACTTCATATTAAATCTACGTACGGAGAAAATCAAGAAAACATAGATACCGCTAATGAAGCATTAAACATGCAAACCTTTTTAGGTACTGGTGGAATAAGTATTACTCCGGGACCTTCGGGGATGGGGGAAGGATGGACTAAAATTACACAAAAAGAAAGAGAACAAGCCGCTGAAGTTTTAAATGCAATAGATGAGACGGGTTTAATAGTTGACTGGGCCTTTTTTGATTATTATAGATGCGGAGAAGTTAATCCGATTACAGGGAAAAGAAAAATTGTTTTAGACAAGCCTAGGTGTGGCGGTATCCCTAGCTGCCCACCTTCCGAACTTGAAAGCAGAACATATTGCTAGTTAATATAAAATTATATTTAGGTCTTCTTCCTTTGATTCCCTTTTTTCCACTCTTTAACAGAATTTCCATGGTGATCTTTACATGCATGTCAAGGACTTGTACCTTGAACAGGCGCTAGAAACTTGGTTTCGCCTTCAAGTCCTCAACTGAGAGTTTGTCGACGTTGATGCGGTCGGCCATCTCACAATGGACGGCGTTTCCGAGCATGCAAGCCTGGAGGTGAGGCCTGGGCATGGTGGCTGGTCCCGTGAAGTTGTCGACAGGATAAGAGGATACCATAGAAACACTTAGTGTGTAACATAATAGATCCAATAGTTGAAAATATTATATGCAATGACTTTATAATATTTAATTAACACATCACCTTTTTATAGGTCAAGTAGAGGGTTCGAAAATCTTTTTCATAAAAAAAACTTAATTTTCGAATTTATATTTATACGGAAACGCATTCGTTTTTACAAACCAGCAACAAATAGATATATATCATCTTGTACGAATGATATTTGTAATTTAATTACATTCGAAGAATACAAGAGACTGAAAGAATTAGAACAGAAATAATATTGGTCTAATATAAACACTAGATGGGGTAATTACACAGGTACTCTGAACAAACATGGATAGGGGTCTGTCAGTTATATTGATTTGTTTTTTATAGTAATATATTTCTTCATTCAGTTGAGTTTATTTGATCATCTATTTCATTTATAGCAACTTCTACCCCTTTTTTTTATCTTCTAAATAATTTCTATCATAATCTCGAAAAATGTCTTCCCATGAATCACAACCATGATAATTATATATTAAATTGAATATTTGGGGTTCCTTTTTAGATATTATGAAATATATCTCTAACATATTTTTCTTCTCTTCTAAAGTCCAATCAGACCAGGATGAATTTATGTCTTCTATTTTTGATAGTTTATCTATTATATTGTCCATTTATACATATCGTAAATAAGTATTTGTTAATTATATTTACGATATAAAATGACGAATTCTGTTAAATATTAAAATCATGTATTTCTTTAATATTTATCAAATGATTTTGTTAAATTATGTAAGCAAAAGCGTAAGATAGCAGACATTCAAACACGAAGGTAAAACATCTTTTATCTTCTAAAATTAACAATTCGTGATAAATTGCCCCCAGTTCCCTGTAGTATCACGAGTCATAGAGTTTAATTTGTTAAAAACTCTATCGATGAACCACTGTCTGTTCCATCCATTCTCATTATTGTAAAACATATGAAACGCGAAATAGTCAAATGAATTTGAACTATATGTGCTGTAATACTGAGCCGCGTTTGACAAAGTCCCCCAGTATGTGTAGTGTCCTCCGACTTCCATCTCATCAAAGAATCCAAAGTTATCGATGATACCAACCCCATTTTGTTTTGCTACTTTCATTGCCTTAACAATTTTCAAACACGTCATAAATCTCGCTGTATCACACGATCCATTTTCAGACCAAACACCACCACTAAGTAAATTACCAGCTAAACTAAGAACCGCGTCTGACAGACCGGAACTGGCCCATCCGCTAATACCAGTTGATGGATTGCTATTGGTTGATACACAAAACCCATTTTCCGCGTAGCTAGTGTTTCTGGGATCCTCCCCAAGTATGTCCTTAACATATTTTAGATTATGTAAAAGAACTCTGTCAGCATGTAGAAGTACAAGATTGTTATTTGGTGGACACATGGTGTACATCAAATCATGCAGTAGATAACATTGATCGCTCAGTGATAGAGGAAGATGTCCGCTCGTTACTGCCGCATCCGTTTCAGTCCCAGGTCCGCCATATGTACCCCTATCGACAACCACAGTATAGTTTGTTGCTTCGCATGCCGAGTGTGTGTTTGTCCTTTGTTCGACGTGATAACCGGTAGGTCTACCATCAAATGGTACAATAGATGGTGCCCAAGCACTTTCTAACTGATCAGCACTACAGTTAGACGTGTTTATACACTGATTATACCCTCCTTGTAAATGGTTGATTAAATTATCGAAATAAGAACTATTAGGTTGTATTGATGATTGGGTTGTTTCAATATCACAGACTGGGGGAGGAATACAATCATCAACATCACACCCCCACTGCCACCAACTACATTCGCGACTCTGAGGACACCAACCCTCTTTTGTTCTAATTTTTTTGGTAGTGTCGTCTAAAATGATTCTTGGAAAATCAGGTAAATCAGATGATGACATATTTTATTATAATAAAATAATAAAAAATATAAATTATAAATAAATGATATATTTAGAGATTCTTTTTTTGATATTACCCATGTTAACTGGTTTCTCGGCATCCGCTATTTGCGGGATGGATGAAACGGCTGGATCCACTGTAAAATTTCGCCCCCCTGGATGGGTATTCGCCGTGATGTGGCCGATATTGTACTTGCTAATTGGGGTATCGTGGGTCATTGCATCCCGCGATAATAATTTAAATAGCATACCGTATACACTCCTTATTATATTACTTTCTAGTTGGATAATAGTATATTCGTGTATAGATAACAAGAAATTAGGGGTTTTTATTATATTGGGTTCTTTGATGGTATCATTATCATGTTTAACAATAGGCACACCAACATCGCGTTTAATGATGACCCCTCTTGTTGGGTGGTTAATATTTGCGATGTTAATGAATGCAATTGAGATACAGAATATTTCGTAGATATTTTACGAGTCGAATTTATTTCTGTTTTTATGTGTTTTTTTAATATTATTTACACAAAAATCAGATCGCTTCCGCCGCTTCAGAAGTGCTGATGTCGATGGGCTACTGAGGAAGGGGGCGTAAAAAATATTAATAATGCACAAACCGAGTTTATTTTTTTAAACGATCAAATACGACCTGTTAGTTTAAAAAAAGCATTTTATCTTGTTCACATAAGTTCGTATGATCTCCTATAATAAATATACAACTTTTTATAGCCATTTCAATCCCGGCAGGGACTGTTCGTAAAGGGTTTCCAGATATATTAAAGAAATTAACATGAGGGTTTAATAATCTAATTGTGGCCGGTAACTCTTCTATATCATTATTTGAAACGTCAATATGAGCCGAATGTATGTTGAAAATCCATTTAGGAAGAAATTCTAAAAAGTTATCTCGAACGCTTAAATAATCAAGATTGAGTTTCTCTATGAATGCCGGTAGTACACTCATATTACCTTCAATGAGACATAACTCTTTCAATTCAGTGCATTTACGGATCCATTTAGGAGGGATTCCTTTTTCCCATTCTGTTCCCGTTAACATTAATACCTCTAGAAATGGGATATTTGACAGATCGGGTAGTTCACACATACCCATATTATACAGGTGTAATTCCGTTAGTTTTTTACATTTGCATATACTAGAATGAACGTATTCATCGTCTATCTCCCAACTTAATTTCTTGAGTTGTTTGAGGTTCGATATTGATACCGGTAGATGAACTGGACAATCATTGTCTACAAACCATAACTCTTTTAGTTTAGTCATGTACCCTATTGAGTCAGGGACATTCACGCATGAACTTTCACTTATTCCGAATCGAAGAAGGTGTCTAAGCTGACCTATCTCATGGGGTAACACCCAACCATTTGATTGCTTGTTAGTCAGGGGTTGTTCAAGACCTTCATTTGTCATACCATTAATAACCACTGTTTTCATTTGATTGAGTTTATCCCACGAACAGCCCGTTAATCGTTCTAAATCTCTATGACCTGGTTGTTTTTCGAATTGAAATTTCAGATCACTAAACGTTATGGATAAATCTCTGCATTTTTGAAAATCACGTACCTTAAATATAACTCCTCTAGGAATTATTTCTCTTACATTTCTCAGTTTTTCATATGCAGCAGAGTTGAAATCAAATCGAGTCCAGCCCGATTTCATCATTGATACAGAAAACGGAAAATAATCCCCTATATACTCCATTATTTCCCGATTCATTTCATCTGGAATGTAAATATTATTATTATTTATTAACACCATGTCTATTTATATTGTTGTTATAATTTTAAACGAAATTCATATTTACTTACGAAATTAGGCTTCGTCGAGATTGGAATCAAATATAATACGCGTATTAAATTATCGCGGTTGTATAAACACATGATTTATCTTTTGTTTCTTTCTTTCAGACTCATGATTTGTGTTGGACACGCATTTGATACCTCTCTTACGACGTTTGATTTCATTGTTGTCACTTAACGATATCGATCTGATTTCATGACTTATATTTTGAATACACTCCATGTTAGTTGTTTTACAATACCATTTATTATTGTAAAACCAATTTTATGTTTGAAGACGAGAACGTTATCAAACATAAAAAATGTTTTTATTGTTACTACAATAAAAAATGAGTCCAAAAATATCTCATTATAAAATAGTATTGTTAGGGGATACAGCAGTTGGGAAATCGTGCTTGGTAACAAGATTCATAACGGATGAGTTCTTCGAGTTTAAAGAACCAACAATAGGGGCAGCATTTTCAACACAGACAGTCGTATTAGAAGATAGGACTGTAAAATTCGAGATTTGGGATACTGCTGGGCAAGAACGTTACAGGGCTTTAGCACCATTGTATTACAAAGGTGCCGCCGCGGCGATTGTTGTATATGATATAACGAATAAGGATTCATTCGCGGGGGCAAAATCATGGGTAAAGGAACTGAAATCAAGAGCAGATCCGGATATAGTAATTGCTCTTGTTGGAAATAAGACAGATCTACCTAAACGTGACGTAGATCGGGAAGAAGCACTAACATACGCGAACACTAATCGTATTTTTCATATTGAAACATCAGCAAAGAACACAACCAATGTCGTTACGTTATTTACAGAGGTCGCTATACGATTACCAAAGGGGGGAAATATACGCGACAGTCGCCCTAATGGATTCGTTATTGGTAATGTCGATAATAAAAAACACGGATGTTGTTATTAACAAGAGAATATCCTATAATCTTCTATTCCGTATAATAGACGCTGGTCACAATACGGCGGTTAAAATAAATAAAAATATATATTTATTTTACAATTAAAAAATACAACTGTCGAGTTGTTTAGGATTGCTATCAACACCGTACTTGTTTTTCTTGAAAGGGTCGAACGACGTTATTTCGGTCCAATTTGTAACCTTCATATTCTGTCCCTGGAATGCGGTTGCATTTTGACCGGGAATATTGTTTAGTATTTTTAATATTTGTGTCGAAAGCGCGTCTTGTATATCACCAGCCATAAATTCAACAACTTCTTGACTATATGTTGTACCCATAATATTATTAACAAATTGACTCGCGTTCAATATACCGTTGCATTTAAAATCACCATTTACAATAGGGTTTTCAAGCCAAACAATATTACTCGACATTCGTTTATTAAACGCAAATAATATTTAATGAATTATTTGTCCATACGTAAATGACAATATGTTGTATATGTATGGAAGAAATGGATGAAGGAATTGAGTTAATAGAGTGTGGACATGATTGTTTCCATCCACAATGTATAATGCAATGGTTCCGTTCTGGATTCAAGAGGTGTCCGATATGTAATGATACAGGATTATCCGAGTCTGTGCCTAAACGAACGGGAGAAGAGAGTATTAAATTAATCAAAGCTCAATTTAGGAAAGGGAAGACGAACGAAACTACTACTAAATTAGTGGCTAAACTATACAAAACGGAAGCTAAACTTGTAGATGTAAAGAAACAGATAACATCTTTGAAATCAGAACATGGTATCTTCCGTGACCTATTATTAAAAGAACGTAAGTTGTGGTCCAAGAGACGGTCCATTAATAATGTTATTATAGATTTGAAGAGATCTATAGTACAGATATGTGTAATGAGCGAACTGATTCTAGTAACAAAAAAGAAAATATATAGAAATATTACATAATTATTTTACTTTTTATATGGTCTAAGACGTTAATAACAGTTTAATAAATGTCTGCGTTAACCGATAAGTCATTACCCAAAGAGGAATGTCCAAAGCCTGTTTTTAAGTATTGGGGTGGTATGAAAGCCAGAAACATACATGTTGGATTTACACTTGCTGGTATGGGAAAGCTTGATGAAGTTGAGTTCAAGACCGATTATCCGTGGCCTGGTACAGATGAGTGGAAGTCCCTTCCAGAAAACGATCTTTCCGCCTGGAAACAACTTCCGTGTTTGGAAGATAATGGGTTTGTAATGAGTGAGTCCATGGCGATTGTTCGTTATTTGGCCCGTCGGTTTGGATGGTATACTTCAGACCTGATAAAGTTCGGTCAATCCGAACAACAAATTCAATGGGCCGATAGTTTACATTACGCGCTTGCAAAGGCTCACTATTCTGATGATCGCACTAATGCAATGGATCAGCTATTTTCGGAAGGAGGAAAGGTCGGAATTATGCTTGCCGGTCTTGAACACGTTCTCGGCGGAGATGTTCATAGTACCCCAGGTGACTATTCTGCGTGTGCTGGTCTGAACGTACTTGAGGATCTTGAACCGGGATGTATTGATGGGTTCCCAAAAATCAAAGAGTTATACTCTTCAGTTATGGGACTCGAACAGGTCAAGAAATTCATAGAATCTGTCCCGACCGCGTATCTCAAGCGAAAGTCGGACTAAATTATTTTAGATATTTATAATATATTATAAATATTTCATCTTATTATAGTTTTATTATTATGCATTGCGAATATCCTATAATCTTCTATTCCGTATAATAGACGCTGGTCAATGATCTTACCGAGATCAGTTTGGACTAATATCAACCACGATTTAATTTTAGAAGAGTCTTTCAACAAGTTCCAGTCGACTTGATCCGTCAATTTCAATATATCCGATTGAGGATATAAGTAGCAAGTATAATTAGAACCTATAAACTGGAAAGACGAACTATAATCCAAAATACATTTATGCGGCATATAGCCAATACAAATAAGAAATTGATATTCATGAATATCATCCTGAATAAACTTAGATAATTCATTCGGAAAAACAACAGAGTGATAATATCGTATAATTCTACTTTTGTTTTTAAAAGTTAAACAATTATTGATTACATTTTCACTCTTAAATACAAACCCCTTCAAACTATACGAATAAACCAATTCCTCTAGAAATCTAGGTCTAACACATTTGAAGCTGGTGGGGTAACGAGGATCCGGACACTCATCTTCCGGTCGACTATCTATCGCGATTAACAATTCTATATTCAGATCAAGTATATTGTTGTCGACTCCTGCTCCAATATATACCCCCTTTCCTTTTTTTATTTCAAATTGTTTTGCGGTATGCATGTATAAACTAAATATAGCTATGATTATATTTAGTTTCTCATTTTTAATACAATCTCGAAAGTAGATAAAGTCGGATTGAAATATAAATTTATAGAACAATAAGTAATTGAATTTTTAAAGGCATGTGATGATAACTTTAAAGAAGGAATTTTGCGCGACCTAGATTAGACAATCAGTAGTAGGAAAATCTACCGAGTCTAAATTTTCAAGGGTAATATCGACGTGTATTATACTAGGTGGTATATAATTGAATACGGGTTTGGTACCTCCTAGTCTCTCCCATACACGTACATTCATATCATGTATTGTTTCTGCTCGTATTCTATCTATGTGACGATTATTATATTTTCTACACAACATTCCTGTTTCAAACCGTTTAATGGTGGCTCCGCAATCTAAAAGTAATTCGATGTTTTCACGAGTGTATGTAATGTTTTTCACCGTGATAAAAGTATCTGCTTTATTTTGATCGGTAAATACAAGTTGTCCTTTGAACTTTTTGTTCAAGAATGTCACCGCCTCGTTTTTGGTGTTAATAACGTCAGTTACCGACGACAAAGTTTCAAACGCCGCAGCCATGTATGTTCCAGACAGGAAATTTATCTCAATTGAGTTACATGTTTTCTTAAATTCACCAGCGTAATGAATCGTTTGTAAATCATCCAGTATATCTGATATAATATTACTGTGTTTAGTTGAAATTTCTTGAATCGTCAGAGCTTTTTTAGCCACGAATTGACTTTTATTTTTTGTATCAGTGAAAATAAACCACGTATAAACACCATCGGATGCTTTTGTTATGTCATTGTTCCACAGGAGAGGAATTTGTTCCCTGAGACATTGCTGTTTGTCATCAGACATTTCAAAATGATAAAAATAATTTCCTATTTTAGCGCATTGTTTCTCGATCGCCATTGAGAGCGCTGATGTGTCGATCGTACCCAGATGTTTATTAAATCGAAATTTTGGACTGAACATATTCCACTCATCTGTTTTAGCTCTAAATTTTAAACGCTCAGATGCGATTCGGTTGACGGGGCAATTTTCGACTATATTAGTATCGATTTCATTAAATTTGTTAACTACGCCCACCAAGTCATTTTTGATGAACAACTCATTTTGTTCCGAAACGAGAATATTTTTTTTAACGTCGTATACAACCATTTTATATTCAATTAATATAAAATTTACGTAAATTCAATAATCGATAAATGGAATAAAAAAAATTTTTAAACGTAATTATAAAACATGCCAATTTATACAATTCCGATGATTTTACTAGCGCTCCTTATTACCAGCGTTATCATTTCTGTTATCATAGTCACTAATAACAATTCCGAACCCGTTCAAAAACCGAACCTTGCAACAACGGAAGATATGCAAACCCTAAGATCTTATGTCAACAAAAACACTAGAGACCTAAAAATCAACCGTGTCTTACATGGTAAGTGGATAAACGATATAAAAACCCTCCGTGAGCAAGTCGAAGCTTCGGCTCTCACCATTTCAAATTTGGAGGCTGTTGTGAACGATGCTAGTCCTCCGATGCTTGGAATGGGATCTCCGACATGGAATAACGAAGTTACAGATGATACTATTTGCTCTGGAAGCGCAACGACTTGGGCTAATTGTCAGGCAGGGTTAGGTCCAACTGTTCCATCGAACCCAGGAACGGAACAGACATCCGGTAGTTGTTTTTGGGGGAAAAACACAGGAACTACGAATGTGTGTCTGAGTTCCAACAGTGTCAAACATACTGATGCAAATGGAAATTTATGGGCGTGGATCCCGAACACACCAGGGTGCAAAACACTTTGTCAACCATCCAATACTCCATCTCCTCTCCACCCAGAAGAATGTACTTTATCAAATGGTATTCATGATCTAACCAATCCATCTGATCCATGGGGTACGTGTGTATCACATCCTTCACTCGGCTACGTCGGGGCGAATTGTACTGGAGCGTGTGGAGCGGGTAGCACTCGAACAGACTGCTCTGGGTGTATTTCCGACCTTGGTCTTTTTGGTGACCCGTTTAAGAATTGCCGACTTTTAAACCGGGATAATTTAGTAGATGATTGTAAGTATAACAGTGACCCAACGTTTCCAACACATGATTGGGATTATCAATTTGTACCAGCCCGTAGAGTTGACGGCAGCGGTTATCATTGTGTGGATGTTTGTAAAAAACAATGATTTTCACGTAACGTTCTCGCCTTGACCAACAGATTATGAATAATATTCATATTATTCATAATTTAAGTTTACCTATAATTTTATATAGCCATATCCATCTTAATGGATTTATGCGGAATGTAACCTTCGATAGTGAAATCATCATAAACAAAATCATCAATACAACTCTTGTTTTTGTTGATCTCGAGAGTGGGAAAAGGACGAGGGTTACGAGTGAGTTGCTCTTTGATGGCGTCGACGTGATTCAAATAGACATGTGCATCACCGATTACATGGATGAAATCCCCGGCCTTGAGCCCGCAAACTTGCGCCATCATATGAGTAAGCAATGCGTAAGAGGCGATGTTAAATGGAACGCCCAACCCCAAATCGGCAGATCTTTGGTACATTTGACACGACAATTCTCCTTTCTCGGTATCGACGAAGAATTGACAAAACATGTGACACGGAGGTAAGGCCATCAACTTCAAGTCGGTCGGATTCCAAGCACTCATGATAATTCTTCGGTCGCAAGGGTTGTTCTTAATGGAGTTGATACATTCAGCCAATTGATCGACTCCTTGCCCTTTGTAATCCGCATGCATATCGGTATAATTAGCGCCAAAGTGCCTCCACTGGAAGCCATAGACAGGTCCCAAATCACCAACATCCCTTTCCGGCAATCCCCTGTTATCCAGGAATTCACGAGATCCATTCCCATCCCAAACATGGATGCCTTTCTCGGTTAGTTCATTAGCGTTCGTAGACCCTTTAATAAACCATAGCAATTCCTCGGCGACACCACGCCAGAAAACGCGCTTAGTAGTCAACAAAGGTAATATATTGTTCCTGAGGCTGAACCTCATTTGAACACCAAAATTACTCAAAGTTCCGACGCCAGTTCGATCCATCCTCTTGACCCCATTATTGATTACATTTTGACATAGATCCAAGTATTGCATTTCTTCTGATGGGTTAATATCCATTGAGATTGGGAAGTCTGGAGTTTTGACACTGACTCCACCTAGACGGAGCACGTTGTCGTATTTCAAGAATCTGTAGGTATACCCAGTTTCAAAGTCCTTCATTTCTACTCCGTTGGGAGTTAAATCATCGCATCTCCATTCATTCTCGTCGATTTTCGGGAAGAAGGTATCAAATTTCATGACGTTCTTCCCTTCCTCTGAGCCGTAGACAGAAGTCAAAAGAATGGAATCAACTTCCTGACTTTCCAGCGCGGTTTTGTACATTTCGCCACCCCCAATTATAAACCTTTTTCCGCATTTAGGGTCTTTCAATCCAGACATTTGAAAGTTCGCGTCTTCCAAACTACTCGCAAGAATAACACATGAAGGGTAATGTTTCTTATTGTGTTCGTTGTTCTCTTTAGTGAAACCGCGACTTAAAACGACGTTGTACCTGTCGGGTAAAGGTCTAAACTTTTCTGGAATAGACTCCCACGTTTTACGCCCCATGATAACTGCATTCCTACAGTTCTCTGAATTTAAACTACCGATTGTTACATCTTTGAAGTACTTCATATCTCCTGGAATGGACCATGGTAAGTCGTTGGAGATTCCGATTCCATTGGAACAGCGGGAGGCTGCTGTTATGATTATGTACCCTTTTTTCATTAAGTGAGGGCAATTGAGTGAAGAGGTGATAAAGGGACCCGACGAGTTGTCAATTAATATATCTGTAACTACCGAAGAAATTATTTTGTTATTATACATTTATTATATTTCACAATAAATGTATAGGTATAATTTCACTTTTGCGTGTAAACATTTTTGCGGTCCTCCATTATCATATTATCCATTGATGAAGAATACCCCAACCCATCATTTTCACGATCTCGTGTAGTAAATCATTCATTTGAAAAAGTTGGAGGTTAATTTTTAATTATAAAAAACTATTTATTTGATTATATAATAAACAAATGAAATTCACAGATACAGCTTCTTTGAAGATTGCGGTTAGTCTATACACGACTGATATAGACACAGCCATTGCAACATATGGTCTTATAAATGGTTGGGATGTAAGTGAGATTACAGATA